CAAGAACTCTCATTTTTTCTCTATGAGTTGCAGTTCCTTTATCCCACTTTTTATTAAGGTCTGCTCTATTTTTTTCTGCTGCTTTTCCATAAGCAAGCATTTTATTAACAGAAAGTTCATCAAGTTGTTCTACTTCCTCATTTGCCATTCTTCTTCTTCTTACTCCAGCAGCAAGTTTTTTTGCTCTTGCTTCTTTGTCTGCAGCAGCAACAGTGTCTCTTACATTTTGAGGGGTACGAGCTTTATTTTCCCTATCAGCAGCAACACCAGTTCTTTCAATTCTTGCATTAACAACTTTGCCAGCAAGACCGGCAGAGATTTCGTCAATCTGTTCTACTTCCTCATTCTGTTGCTCTGTTGACTTTCTTTCTGCCTTTCTTTTTGCCAGTTCTGCTCCCTTTTTTCTCTTTTCTATGGTTTTCAATTGACCAATATCCTTATTCACGACACCTTTAGCAAAAGCACCAACCATAGACTTAACATTCTTTCCGGCATATTCCTTTGCCTTTTCTGGAGTGTCTAACACTTCATCAATCTGTTCTGGAGCATAAACTTCAGAATATGATTCCATCAAACCGCGTAGTTCTTTGCTATCCATTTTTTACAAATACTTTTTAGTTATTTATAAAAAAAGGAGGGTTTCCCCTCCTCATGCAACAAGTTCAATGAATTCGCCAAGAACTTTCTTATTCATTTTTTTACTCTTTAGAGACTTTGCAAATGCAGATCGGATCTGAGTTTTACTTGCATCATCAGAAACTTCAAACTCTGCATCATTAGAAAGAGCCGAACCAGAAAGTCCGAAGTATGCATGATACCCAGATTTTTTAATCGCAAAAGATTTGTTTTTCTTCCAATCATTCGTGATTTCAATATATTCTTTATTCTCCCGACAATAACCAGAAGAATAATCTAAAGTTTCATAATAACGACGAATGAAACTATTTGCATCCCTACTTTCAAGAACACGAATACCAATGAAGTTTACATCAGTAAATCGGTCACGAAGATTGCGAAGAAGAACATCAGTAAAACTAGAAAAATCTCCTTCCAACTTATAAGTAGAACCGATTTTACGATCACGAAGAATAGTGTTCAGTCCAATAGAATTCAAACCGATATAAACCTCTTCAGTATCATAATTAAGACGACCTTTAAACTCTTTATGAAACTTTAGAGGAGAAGCTTCACCATCAGTCAAAACAACGCATTGAACTTTTTGAAGTTTGTTTTCTCGTTGGAATTTAGGAAGAATATGGTGAAGGGCTACCAATGATTCATTCAAAGGAGTACCAGAAAGAGAAAGTCGATGTGGATGAGTATACTCGGGTGCATCATTATAATTGTACCTAAATTGTTTTGCCAACCTAAAGATATTAATCATCTGTTCTTCGAGAACACGATTGTTGACTTTACTGGTAAACAAATTCATGAGTGAGAAAGTTTCATCCACATAAATCAATCCGTGTTTCTTTTTATAATGGGGTTCCATAGATTTTGGACGACAATTCTCATCGTAATCATAACGACGCCACTCATTAGTGAAAGCATAAACCTCAAAGGGAATCGTAACTTTCTTACAAAACCACATCAGATTGTAAAGTTGTTTAAGAGTATCAACCATCACATTCGACATAGAACCGGACCAGTCCAGAATAAAGACTAGGCCATGATTCTTACCATTTGCAAGAGTGGTGACTTTCTTGAAAAGGTCTTCATTGTATTTGTAAGTATGAAGTTTGGAACAGTCTAGAACACCAGTACGAGCAGTAGTTGCACGAGCATAGGAATCTGCTGCCTTACGACATTCAAACTCTTTCACCAAATAGTTAACTTCCTTCTGTGCAGAACGTTTGAACTCCCTATAATCTTTGTCTACTTTACCGAAAAGATGTTCTTTAGGGTTATCATAACCGGAATATTTTGCAATAGTTTTATCCCACCAATCGTTAATTTCTTCATGAACCTCAGAGTTTGATCCAATCACTGTATTAAGATTCAGTTTAGGAAGTTCCAAATAAATGTTTTCGGATCCATTCATGTTCACAAGATCACGAAGAGCTTCCTCCAAGTTATCTGCAGTTTTAACTTCAGGTTCAGAAGTTTCGCCACCAAGATTAGAACTCTTATCAGTAGGAAGATTTGATTTATCCTCCGATTGACCATCAGAGGACGCCTGGCCACCTTCTCCAGAGGTTTCAAGATCATCCTCCCCAGATGGAGTTTGTTCCTCTTGAGGCGCACTTTCCGACCCACTACCGGGGGTAGATTCAAGACTATCAAAAGAATCAATCTTAGTCTGTTCTTGATCTTTCCTCTTACAATATTCGTAAAGTTTTACCGCAGCTGCAATAGCATCATCAAAAGTTTCTGCATCTGCAACCATATTCAGGATCTCAGTTTCTTCACCCCTTTCAATAGGAATCTGAGTAAATCCACCAATCTTAAACCACAGATTTACACGGTCTGCAAGATTATAAGTGGAAACATCATCATCCTTGATTTGGAAAAAATCATCCTCATGAAGTTCTTTATAACCCGCAAAGAACGATTTGTTCAATCCCGCATAACGACGCTTCATCATTTTTTCAATACGAGCGTCCTCAGTGACATTCACGAATTGTTGGGGAATAGTAAACTTCTTACTCCAATCCTCATTGGGAGTATATAGAGCATGACCAACTTCATGACCAACAAGCATGTCATACACTGCGTTGGAAGCTTTCTCCCACATCGGCAGAGTCAAGACACGGGTATCGACATTAAAACATGCCGTAGGAACCTGTTTATGTTCTACAACAAGATCTTCAGTTGCGAGTAGACGGGCAAGTTGACCCTTGACTTCGTGATTAACAGGCATGGACTTTGTTTCGTATGTAGTCATAATACGACGAAACCGCCCCATTGGAGCGGTTCATGTGACGCTTTTTGAACTGGGCCAGTCGTGCTTTTGCCTGGCGCAGTGCTTGCGGTTTGAGTTTTCGTTTCTGGGGTTTCCCAGAGTTGTGTTGCCAGTTTGGTGTGGTCATGACACTAGTTTACTGAATCCTTTTACTTTATCGAATTTCATCACCTTGTCAAATTTATCCATGAGATCGTCGGTCTTATGCGAGATTACGAACACATGAGCATCTTGAATTACATACCGAATAATATTTGTGAAGAAATCTGTTCCTGCACCATCCAAAGAACTATCAAAAATTTCGTCTAAGATGAGAAGATTTGTACTAGCCGAATTTCTGAGTTTGGCAATGTCCCGCCAGGTAAACAAAAGAGAAAGGTCAATACGCATCTTCTCACCTTCACTAAACGATTCATAACTAAAATCTTCGTGAACCGGTGACTTGATAACCTCCTTAAACTCTTCATCCAGTGTGAAATTGATGTAAAAGTCCATCATCTGTAGATACTTGTTTATCTGCTGATTCATAAGAGGCAGATATTTTTTGATGATCTTTGACTTTACTCCACCATCTTTCATCAATGAATGAGCGAACTCGTAATAATTAACCTGTTCCTTTTCTGCAGATCTTTCTTTTTCTAATGTTTCAAGATCTTTTATTAAGTTTTCAAGGGCTTGACGCTCAGAATTTCGGTTTTGAATTTGTTCGGTAATTTCTTGAATTTCATGTCCAAGATTTCTGATTTGTTTGTTAAGCCCAGTAATTTTAACATTGTTGTGGGAAATGTCATTGTTGAGTCTATTAATCTCCGTAGAATAAGATAAAAATTGTTTGTCTTTTTCTTGTTCTACATTGATTGCATCCTCCAACTCTTGGTATCCGTCATTGAGTTCTTTGGATTTCTCCTCTATATCGGCAATCTTATTTAAGCGAAATTCATTTTCAATGCTTTGAGTGCATGTAGGGCAAACCGAATTTTCTTGAAAAAACCTATGATCGGATACTAAAGTTTGAATCTTTTGTTCAAGTTTTGCTTTGATAGTACTAAGTTTCTTCAGAGTTGAGTTGGTATTGTTTAATTCTTCTAATTTTGGTTGAAGATCTTTTTGAATCTTTGCAATTAAAGTCTCATTTTCATCATTTAACTCAACGATTTCATTATCTAAAGATTTGGCCTGATCTTCTTTCTTTTCAATTCTCTCTTTACCACTCTTGTCAAGATCTTTGATGAAGTTTTCCTGCATATCAATCTTATCTTCAATCATATCTTTCTTGATTGAATATTCACGAATGAGTTCATTTGTTTTACGCATTCTATCCTTCAAGAGATTATTCATCGTAGAAAAAATCTTGATGTCTAAAAGATCTTCGACAATCTCTCTACGATTGGAAGAAGTCAACTGCATAAATGGGACAAAAGTGGCAGATCCCAAAATTACTGTTTGAGTAAAAGATTTATAATTGAGTTTTAAAATACCCTCTTCCAATTTCTTTTGTTGATCCTGAGCTGCGGAATCCTGATCCTGTACCTTTCCGTCAATCCAGATCTCAAATATATTTGGTTTAATACCTCTGACAACTTTATATTCCTTATTTCCGATAGAGAACTCGATTTCAACAAGACAGTCTTTTTCATTGACTGCATTAATGAGTTGTGGTTTATTGATCTTTCGGAATGGTTTATTATACAACACAAAAGTAAGAGCATCCAAAATGGTACTCTTACCAGAACCATTGGTTCCTACAATCAAATTTGTTTGAGCGTCTTGAAAGTTTACTTCAGTAAACTGATTTCCAGTAGAAAGAAAATTACGCCACTTAATCGTTTTGAACAAAATCATATTTTCTGGGAGGAATCACAAAGTCATCGGGAGTTATAATAGCGTATTTGTAATTATACTGGTGACACGCTTTTATTGCAAGTTCTGGATCTATTTCAACAACTTCCATTTCAGGATGATCATCGGCTTCTAAAAGACCTGCAAATCTTTCTGCGTCATCTTCATCTTGAAAAAAGTACAAGGTCCTTTCGCCATGATCGTCCGCTACCGCATAAGCGCCGTCTTCGTCTCCATATGGCGTAATCATGTACATACTTATTCTATTTCGCAAGCTTCTTGATAGACTTCTCGCAAAAGTTTTTTGACCTTTTCTTTATCTAGATCAAAATCAGAGTCTTCAACATATTTATTTAAAATAGTGATTGTGTCCTCTATTTTTTCTTGGTCAAAATCTACATCATCGTCATTAACTTCAAAGTTTTCAACAATTTTAATATCTACAACTCCGGTCTTATAGATCTTATCTACAAACTTTTCGAAAAGAAGTTGGTCGGATTTTTTACGAACAATGATTTTTACAATTTTATCTTTACAAGAAGTTGTGTTGAATAAATTTGGATTTTGATCTTCATAATAAATCCTCTCAAACATGTTATGAGGATTTTGAACAAACTCTAACTCAAAACTTTCTGTGTCAAAAAAGTTAAATCCTCTTTTATCATCAACGTCATTCCAATAAAGTTGATAAGGATTGCCAAGGTAAAAAATCTTTCCATTGTTTGAACGGGTGTGATAATGTCCAGAACATACCATTCTAAACTTATCAAAAACATTCACTTCCATTCCATGTTGTTGGATATTACCAGGATAAACACTAAATCCCTGGAGTTCAAGATGACCAAAAACCGTTTTTGATTTAGTTTTGGAAAGTTTCTCTAAAGTCTCTTCACGATTCTCAGGAGAGATCCAGGGAATCATAAATGTTTTTAATCCAGCAACTTCATATTCACCTGGGCTGGAAATGGGGACAATGTTATCATACTCTCTTAACAGGGACTCAATAGAGTTGACTTCATTGGTATTTTTATAGTATGCATCATGATTACCTACAATTTGGTATACGGTGATACCAAGATCTCGAAATTTATCATAAACATTTTCTTTTGCCCAGTTCAGACACCAGAAATCAATAGATTTACGACTATCAAATGCATCACCTAAGTGAATACAATGTTTGATATTTCTCTTTTCCAATTCAGGAAAAAAGACATCTTCGTAAAACTTTTTAAAATAATCATGAAAGGTTTTACTACCTTTTCTAGCACCATAATGGGTATCAGTTATACAAGCAACTAAAGTCATTGATACATCTTTGTTTGAATTGCATCTTTAATACTATTATACTCTGCGGCATCAATTCCGTCACCATCAACAGTAAACACTTCATCATATCCTGACCGTTCAATGATTTTGGAACGAATCTCCATTTGTTTCTTTTCTTTTTGAATTCTTCTCAGAAATGCATAGTGAATAATCTGAGTAAAATAAGCAAAAGGATTTGAAGATTTTTCTGGATTAAAATTGTGAATATACTGCACACAATTCTCAATACCGTCACAGATCATGTCCTCACGGAACATGTAGTTGACAAAGTTTGGTTTGTAAGATAGGTGTGTAGCAATCTTAAGGAAACATTCTCCCAGATAGTTGGTAATACGAGGTTTAGGATCACCCTTTTCTGCAGCTACCTTCACCTTCATTTTATACTCACATATCGCTTCAAGGAATTCTTTATTGTTTACATAATGTTCGGATCTTTTTCTTTTTGGTGCCAGCATTTCATGAGTCCTGCTATTATTAGATGTTCTTATTATAACAGAATATTCGGCTATTGACAATACCCCATAAAAGTTGGTACAATTACTCTGTGGAGTTTCAAAGATTAGCTTTCTTTAATATCTGATTGGCCTCTATAAAGTTTCTCAAGTCTTTTCCTTGCTTCAGATACTGATGAGAGATATCCCATCTCTTCTGTTAATGGATTTTTTGAGTTTTTATTCTGTTGTTGTTTTATAAATTTGTGATACATTTCAATAGTTTCTACATCACGAACTTCACTGATGGTGAGAACTTTATCCATATCCAGTAAAAATGTATCATCATCTGCAAATTTAAGCCAAGGATCTATCTTATATCCTTGCATACCAATTTGTTTCATAACAATAACTTCTATAGTAACTGGGTTATTCAATATTAACATTGTCTTTTCATCCTCTTCAGATGGACAAACAATTGAAAATATCTCTTCTCCAGAAATTAATTTAATAACTGCATAGAAATCTTCTTCCATCATTCTTTTAAATTTACCTGTATAAATTCGTAATTGAAATTCTCTTCATTATAAATTTTTACTCTCTCTATTAGATGGTTGAGGGTATAATTTTTTCTTGAATTTTTAGTACAATCATCAGCGATATCGTATAAAACTGCTTGAGTTTTATTATCACCTTTTCTTAGAACTCTTCCAATTGATTGGAGATTACGGATTCTAGACTTCGAAGGTGAAGCAAAAATAACATTATGTAAATTCTTAATGTTAATTCCTGTACTAAACGTACCATATGAAGCCACAATGATCGCATCTTTTTCTCTCTCAGTAATCTCCCTAACCAATTCCCTCTCTTCTGCGTCTATTCCGCCGTGAACATAAAAAACTTTACGACCATCCTTAGCAGAATTATTTATTGATTCGTAAAGAGGTTGACCATGAGATTCAACTCTGGAAAAAAGAATAAGAGTATTACCTTTGAGATCTAGTGCAAGATTCTTAATAAAGTTATTTCGTTTCGGGTGGCCAATAATAAATTGAACTTCATCTTCAAAGTTTTCAAATTGTTGTGGATTATGTTTGAGAATAATGATTTTGATCTGAAGTTTAGATAGATGTCCCTTATCAATTAATTCTTTAGTTTGAGTCACTTTATAAGAAGGTCCAAATAAACCTTCTAATACCCATTTATGCGTTTGAGTACCATCAAGTGTACCCGTAAAACCGAACCTATATTTTGTATTATCCATTTTGGTCATGATTCCAACCAAAGATTTGGATTTAAATTGGTGAGCTTCGTCTCCAATAACTACATCAAATGAATCATAAAAAGATCTAGGAAGTTTATAAATGGACTGCCAAGTAGTAATGACTACAGGAGATTCATTCGTCTTCTCACGACCGCTGTATATGCGGTGGCAGTAGTCCTCTGCGTTCCATCCGTAGTCCTGGAAGTCTTTGAACATCTGTTCAACCAAGGAGGTTGTAGGGACCACTAGGAGTATCTTTTGATTTCTCTCTGCAAAGTACCTGACAATAGAATAAATCATCAATGACTTACCAGAAGCCGTTGGTGAAATTAAAAGTTTACGATTATATTTGAGTGCATCATAAACTGCATCTACTTGATAATCTCGTGGTTTGTGTCTAGAAATCCGAGTCATATAATCTTTGACTCCTTCATAAGAGATCATTTCATTCTCTTCTAAAGGAGTTCCGTAGAATTTATTATTTTTAAATTCTACTTGATAGTCCCATTTTTTAGCCCACGAAACTACCTTATCAAGAAGACCAACATAGATCTCTCCAGTGTGTGTTGAAAAGAGACGAATCTTTCCATCCCAATACTTACTTCTATACTGGGGCATAAATTTTGCTCCAGGTACATCGAAAGTAAAGTGTTCCGAAAGTTCCTGATAGATATGTGGTTCCGCTTCTATCTTCAGGAATACTTCATTCTTTTTTGCAATTACGATATCAGTCATATCCTCTAATAAATTTCTGCCACTCAATTGCATTTTTGAGCTGATATGTTCTATTTAATATAGTTTTAAGAATGCTCTCCAGATAATTTAACATCATCTGATAGTACTCAATCTTAGTCTGACATTTAATTAAATCTTCATCAGCATCAAGATACTTATCCAAATCTGGTTTAAGTACCTTATGGTCAAATGGTTTTTCTATATAAACTTCTGGTTCGGCTTTACCAGTGTAATACTGCCACTTTTCTTTTTTTAAGATCTTATATTTATTCTCTTGAGCTTTCTTAAGAGTGAGAATATTATTAAAAATCTTATAGTATTTTGCGTGAAGACTTGGAATCTTTACGGATTCCACATGAAGATTATCTTGATCAATTTTGGAGTCTTCGTCCCAAAGATTTTGAATTTCATCCAGGTTCATAAGTGAAGATTTTATAAAGAGCATACTTAAATGTTACTGTAGCCACTGCATATTGAATATCAGTTTGAGTGGCATCGAAGTCAATATCAGAAAGAGATGTTGGGAACATTCCCTGAAACTTTACAAGTGTTGATGGTTGAAAATTACTATTGTATATTAATAATGTACCATCAGATACATTTGGATCTTGAGTTGGATTTATTGGATCACTTAATCTCCACTCAGTATATTCGTAAATACTTTCTGGATAACCTAGTCCACGCATCCAATTTTGAATAGTATTGTAATTTTCTAAATTTTCATCAATGTTAAAAGTTAATCGAAAATCATCAAAAACAAGTTTATCTCCTGGAACGGGAATATCTTTTAGATAAGTTGGTTGAATAGCAACTCCTAGGGTTATTCCGGGAACATTTGCCGATTTCGAAAAGAAATCCACTTTTGGTGTCCTAGCAAGATTAAACTTAAATCCTAGAGGACTGAGAAAATTTCTATTTGTAATTTGATTTTCAAAAACACCAGACATTGTTTTTATTTTTATTTATCCCCATAAAAAAAGAGGGTCCGAAGACCCTCTCGATTGAGTTGTGAAATGAATCACATGAGGTTAGCAACCTTAACTCTTCTGTAGTAACGGTTTGCATTGAGGCGTAGTCTTCCGAGTCCCTGATCGGTTCCTTCTGCAAATGGGTTGGCAACAATACCATAACGGGTCTTGAAGCCAATTTTTGGTTGGAAGGTGTCCTGACCGACGGCACGAACCATCTGGAGAGGAACATATGGGCAGTAGAAGATACCAGCATCATATGCGCTAGAACCCTTATAACCTACAACGTAGTACTGATCAGCAGCAACGTTAGCAGCATATGGGTCAATATAAACGCGATACTTACCTTGGAGAACACCAGCGAAGGTGTTACCAGTGTCATCAACGTTGAGGTTAGCGTTGAGTGCAGGGGTGTAATCAAGTACACCAGCCATGGTTAGAGCGGAAGCAACGTCTGCAGAACAGATGATAGTGTTGCCCTTTCCTCTACGAGTTCTTTGTGCAATTGCGTTTGCATCACGCTCGATTTGGAACAGAAGACCCTTGAACTTCTCAACTGACCAACGACCGTTGGAGTCAACGTCTAGGTCAAATACACCAGCGGTAGCAGTGTTAACAGCAGCACCTTGCTCAGCAACCTTATAGATGGTTCTGATAACTTCTCTGTTGATTTCAGCGAGGATCTCAGTGGAGAGAATGTTAGCAAGTTCTGCTTCTGCGTTTAGACCGTGGATAGCCTTGAGGTCTTGAGCGAGTTCTAGTGAATACTCGGCCTTGAGTGCTCTAGACTTAGCGGTTACGGTAACCTTCTCAATGCTGAATGCCATCTGGTTGAAGGCATTAGCTGCAGCATCTCCAAGAGCTTCCGAATCACCAGTGGTCATACCCTGACCAACGTTATATGGTGAGGGGTTGGTTGTAGCAGTTCCAACTGGGTTGAGAACGTTAGGATTGGTTCCATCCTGGTTAGTTGTACCGAAACCAACGAGACCATCGGAGAATCCGTTGGCAAGGTTACGGCTATTGTTCTGACCAGAGAAGGTGGTATCTACTTCATCGAAGAAGGTCTCAGTACCAGACTGGTTATCGTAGCGGGAACGCATTGCGAAGATGAGTCCAGTAGGACCGCTCATTGGTTGAACGCCACAGATGTCATAAGCAATGAGGTTAGGCATTGCACGACGAATGAGGCTGATTAGAACTGGATCGAAACCAGCAACTGGACCACCAGCGTTAGAAAGTCCACCAAAACCGCCAGTACCGGCAGAGTTGGTTGGGGAAGCTTCACCAAGGAACTCTGCAGACTCGCGGAGTTCTCTTTCTTGGTTCTCTAGCATTTGAGCTGTTACAGCTCTTCTGTGGGAATCTTTGATGTCGCCTAGACCGTCGAAGTCTAGAACTGGAGCCCACTTCTCCATTAGCATTTGTGAATTAATTCCGTCCATTTGGTTTTAATACCTCTGTTAAAAGTGTTGTTGAACTGTGGTTTGAGTATTATCTAAAAATCACTTTTTAGCAACGTTGGAAAGCGCACGTAGATAAGCATCCATAGAAGGTGAGTGATTAACTTCTTGGAAATTAGCTTCTTCAGTTAGACTTTCTGTTTCGTTTGCTGGAATACCAGCGTTTCTTGGGAAGTATGACTCCCTAAGAGTTACCAGTTTCTGGTAATAGTCAGCTTCACTCTCAAACTCAACACTTTCTACGAGGTTTGCAAGCTTATCCTTTTGGGAAAGTGCGAGACCCTCTGAAACTTGACCGAAGATTCTGTCAGCGGCAGATTCTGCAAGTTTAGCGTTTAGAACAACATTCTTTTGAATTTGTTCGTTGAGTTTTGTCTCCATTTCATCAAGTTTTTCTACCATGCTCTCTAGAACATCATATTTTTCTTCAGGCATTGATACATAATGTGCTTCAAAAAGTCCCTTCATACCATCGATGAAGGACTCAGTGATCTCAGTCTTGAGACCACCTTCAACTGCTAGAGCATTCTCTTCTAACCATTCGGAAGAAACATACTCAAGGTATGAGTCAACTCTTTCGGTTAGTTCTAGTTTAATTTCTTCAATCTCTTCTGCAAGAGCAATAGCATAGTGCTCTTCCATGACAGATTGAATTTCTTTTGTCTTAGCGTGAAGAGCGGATTCAAATACCAACTTTGCCTTTTCTCTGAATTCCTCAGAGAGCTCTTCTTCGCCAGAGAGGAGAGCATTTACGTCCTCATCAATGATGGAATCTACGTCTTCTTCTACAACCTCTTCCTCTTCCTCTTCAGCATCAACCTCTTCGTCTTCGACTTCTACTAACTCTTCATCTTCTTCCACTTCTTCCTTCATTCCACCACCTTGTCCAGGTGTTGAAACTGGAGTTGCGGAAGTAGCAGGAGCATCAGCTGCAGAAGCTTTAGCGTTTACAACATCCTTAACTTGCTTAAGGGTTGCACCTGGGGTTTTAAACGCATTAGAATTGTCGTCTGGACGACTATTTTCTGGAGTTGGGCCTCCTAGATCTTCCCATGCACCAGTTTGACCTGGAGTTGCAACTGGAGTTGCACTTTTTTCTGGGGAAGCCGGTGCAGATGCATTAGCATTTACAGCGGTTTTGGATTGTGAAGTGCCGCTTCCTGCGCCACCACCCTGACCGGGGGTAGCAACAGATTCCATTTCTTGTAAATTCTTACCACGGGACATTTGTACTCTCCGATTACCTTAGTATAATCTGTATTTATTTATAAATTAAAGATTTGATAAAAACTCATTGAATAGATTTAACTTCTGTTCATCTAGTTTTCTTTGATCAATAAGTGTATTAATTCTTCTTTGAGTCTTAGAAGCAAGTTGTTCACGAAGAATACCTCCTTCCCAAACCCACTCCTTACCTTCCATGATTCCCGAAACAAATGCATCAGGAGCAGAAGGATCGGCAACGATGTCAGCAGCAGTTGCCAACATAAAATCTTCACCAACAATTTTGTGACCTTCATTGGTCATTTTCAATGAACCAACACCACGAGAAGAAACGCCAAGCATTACACCTTCATCTAAGAGTGAAGATGCAATTTTTCCCATTGGAGTATTGAGAATTTGGGCTTTACCAATAAAATTGTTACCTTCTTGAGCCAAAGAAGTAATTTTATGTGAAACCCGATCAAGGTTTACTGTTGGTCCATCAGGATGACCGAGTTCACCTAAAGCGCGTCCCTTGGATACAAATTGTTCATTGTATCTGCTTACTTCACGAGAAAGAGTAGTAATGGGATACATTCTACCATTTCTATTTTTAATTTCACCTTGAAGGAATACGCCTTCAATATAAAGTTTCTTATCAGCGCCTTTTCCTTCGCTGATAATTTTTACATTCGTTACTTCTTCGGTAATTAGTTTCATCGTTCTTAGTTGGTAAGTCCTACTTTAGCCGCTTTCACAGATGCAGAAGATGCAAAAATTACATCCGTTGATGATTTCTGGAGAAATTCAACAGTGCCATCGGGCATTGTAAATGTACTAGTAGTTGCAGCTCCAACAGAAGTTGAAATACTAACTGTTGCTGCAGCTCCAGAACCATTGTATAATCTTACGCAAGTTGCTTCACTAATACTTGAAGCTGCACCTGCAGTTGTTGGCATTGCAACTTCTGTTGCAATTATTTTTGTTCTTTGCATCGTTATAATAAAGTTCTATAATAGTTATTTATTATTCTGCATCTTCTTCAGACTCTTCCTCGTAGTTTTCTACTCCTACTTCCGATTCGACTTCTTCTCCACCAAATAGTGAAGCAGCTACAACTGGTCGAATAATGTCAATATTTTCTGCAGATTTCTGCATCAAAATTTCTTTGATTTTGTCGCTTATATCTGCTGGCGATTGATTAGTCACCATCATATCAATGAGGTCATCCATAGCTTTAAATTCAGTGTTTACTTAAAAATTATTTATCAGATTCTGCCACCCTTTGGCATTGTGGCTTTTGGAGCTTCTTCAGTTGGCGGCATTTCAACAGATCCAGTTGAAGCTTCTGGATTCATTGGAACTTCTCCCATTGCAGATTGATCAACAGGGGGTTCTTGTCCAACTGGTAGTCCGGTATTTGGATCCATTGGTGGTGGAATGATTCCAGCTGCTTGTTCCGATCCAATCTGTTCATCGATGTCTACAATTTCCCTATCAGTTTGTTTGAGAATATTTCTCCTCACATAGTCAACTGAGAAATACTTACCAATATAAGGTTCAGCAGCAACAAGAACGTTTAATCTATTTTGAATAAGTTCCGCTTCTTTAAGTTCAGCAAAATGATTATCATAAACAAAATCAAACTGAATGTGATCTGAAAGAATCTTCCAGTCTTCTGGTGTTACTATATTTTTTAAAATAAGTTGAGTTTTCAACATATCCATAAAAAGATGAGAAAATCTTTTTCTCATTCTGCCGACAAACTTTGTAAATTTAATTTCATCTCTTAAAATTTCTGAAGATCTTCCGAGATTAAATCCACCACCTCCACCCAAACGTGACTCTGGAACTCCAAGTGCTCTATAGAGTTTTTTCTGGAAATATTCAATGTCAGCAAGTTCTCCAAGATTTTGCCCGCCTGGGAGTGTAGTGATCTCAGTTCCCCTACCACCTTCACGACGAGGCAACCAGAAGTCCTCAAGCATTGACATCATTCTTTTATCATCACGAATCTCCCCAGTATTTGCATCATAAACTAACTTATTACGATACCGAGTCATTACATCTCGTAAGTATTGTTCAGCTTTAATCTTTGGGAGGTTGCCTACATCAATGTAGAAAATTCTTCTTTCTGGGGCACGAGATAAACGATAGATAACCAGGGAATCCTCAATCATTCGTAGTTGATTGAGGGCTTTGATTGCTTTGTGTAGATATGAAAGTACAACCTGTTTATTTCGGTCTACTAAACCAGAGTGTACATATGTAATTGAATCTTTAGAAATTCTTGCAGTTCCACCAATTGCGTTCTTAAAGTTGCTAGTTGATTGACCTGCACCAGTTCCTCTGATATTTGGGTCATACTCATAAAACTCTTCAACTTCTGGAGTTTCCATATTTCCATTTGCAGCCCTTCCATCAGTGACTGAAAAGGATGGATTCAATACATGTTTACCATTTTTCTTAATTTTCCTCACCAGTTTAATTTTCATGGGATCAATATATCTTATTTCTTTGATCCCTTCTTCTGGTTTCTGTAAATCAATGACTTTATGATAATACACTCTACCATCAACATACCAATTCCTTAAAATTTCATGACATCTTTTATCGAAGTCTAAAATTTCTTTGATATACTTAAACTCATCTCTGATAATTGATTTCAACTTATCTGAAGCCGGAACATTTTGCAAATCAATTTGAACAGGAGAATCATTTTGATCAGATACGATTGCTTCATTGATAATATCTTCGATGGCTCCATCAACCTCTGGGTGAATAGCCATCTCACGATATCTTTTAATTAGATCATATTCGGATTTATATACACCTTCAATATCAACATATTGTCCATAAAATCCACTAGACACATAAAAGTCCGAAGAATCTTCTTGATTCTCCGGAACAGGAGAGACGATAGATTTTTTTGATCTATCGTCCTCCGAATCTTGGATTTTAAAACCAAATAATTTAGGCATTATTCAAATATTAACTCTATTTGTACTATTTATAGAGGGTTCAGAACTTGGGGATCAGTACCCAATTGTGTTGTACCAGTAGAATCCAGTGCATCCCACCACTGTACCTGTAGATCTACGGTAAATTCTTCAATGGAATCTGAAGAATCATAGGATAGATCAATAGCACTAACCGCAGTTGGGAATATTCCATAAAACTTATATGCTTTTAAAACTGGAATTGCATCCCCAGCTCTAGCGGTAACAGGAGAAATAACATTAGATTGAGCGGATGAAACTGAAGTTCTACCAAATTGTTTTACAATAGCGTCTCTCTGATATTGAGCTGGATTAATCAATCCAGTGTTATCATCGTGTTTGTTAATCGCATTCATCCACTTTTCAAAAGCTGTTCTGATTGAAAAATCAACATCGTTAATGATTGTGATTGTCCAAACATCGAAAGTTCTATCTCCTGCAATTTTTAAAGTTCTTCCTCTAAAAGGAACTTCAATAACACCAACATTTGATGCAGGTAGATTTGCGGATTTAATCATAAATCTAGAAAGCTCACTTACAGTTCTAGTTTGATCTGTATTTGCATTTGTATTTGCTTCAGTTGCAAATGATGGGAAATTTAACTCAACTTCGAAAAGATTTGGACGAGCTGCTCCACCAATTAACCTTGCTTTAAAGTCTTCTAAAGTTCTGGAGCCGAAACTTGGGGTATTTGAAAATGCCATTTTTTTACCTCTGTAGGGATTGATGTTTTAAAAAATTAAACGGTTCCAACAACCTCTTCAAAACTAATACCAGTTCTGTTAGCGACAAAAGTAAGACCAATAAAGTTAATTGATCTTGCAGGTTTGATGAAAATGTCAGCCCTAAATTGATTTGCGTCAATTACATCTGGAGTATTGTTTGATTCATCACAAACAACTAGGAAGTCTGTAATTCCTCTCTTTGACTTAACATCACGAAGATATGGTTCAACAATGTTTACAAAATTTGTTCTGGTGATAACATCATTGAACTCAAAGAGTTGAGCTCTTGCAGCTCTAGAGATCGTATCCTCAACCGTCAAGAACAAACGACGAACATTGATTCTATCAAAAGCACTAGCGTTAGATAGTCCAGTCTTATCACCGAAAAGAATTATTCCAGCGCCTGGTGAGAATACTACAGGGTTGATTCTCTTAGGATATAGTAAATCTCTTTGTGCTTGGGATGGATTGAAAGCGAGTTTAATCGCGTTATTAATAACACCTCTTGAAGATCCAGCAGGGGAGAACCAAGGGTAGTTATTAATAGATGTTCTTGCCATTAATCCAGCCACATCACCATTCAATGGAACGTATCTAAACTCATTATTAAATCTATCATACATGTACTTGTATCCAGTATCAAATACTGCATATGATGAAGAACTTATAGCATCAAAGAATTTAATGACGTTATCTGTTTGTAAATCACTATTTGTTACATTGACAACTCCAGACTTTCTTGCAGAAATACATGCAATGCAGTCTTTTCTATTTTCAGCAATATCAATCAATCTATTTGCTTTTGCTTGGGCATCGAATAAACTATCTCCACTATCAGGACCTGCAATTAGGAAATTAATATCATATTCTACGGGATTTCTGAAGACTTCATATGAAGTTAGAATATCACCCAACGTGGCTGCCATTCCTCCACTAGCGGAAGAATAATCGTATCCATTTGATAATGAATATGATTTATTTCCATAACATCCAAAATTAACTCCAGAAGCTTGTTGGCCAGAAGCTATTGTTCCACCACTAGCTTGGAGATAACCATTAATTGTAGTAAACTTAACTCCAGTAACTGAATCGCTAGAACCAGCAAAAACGTATGAAGATACATTAGAGAGGTAATTCTTTATGTAAATATTTTCAGAAGGAGAAATCTTCCCGTCAGTAGCTTTTGATAGATTAGTATATTTTTCTAGAATATTACCAGATGTACCAGTTATTGAACCACTTTCATCTACAACAACAACGTGAATTTCATCGTTTTTTCCACCTCTTTCCTTAGAATATTGAGATGTTCCTGGTTTTGGTGCAATAGATTTCCAGTAAACGGTAGAATTTGATAATCCTAAAGTCTGTTGATCATACCAATCAACAGAAACATTAGTGGAATTGAGGAATAATCCTTCACCATATCCCAATGTCCCATCAGTAACATTTCTTGTATATCTTACTACCAAAGTAGTTGATGCATATGATACTGGAGATGCAGAGTCAATTAAAATTGTGCCTGTACTAATAGCGACAACTCTCGCGGATAAAGCTCCATTTTCACTTTGAATTAAATCCCCAACATTAACCAATCCTTCAGGAATGAGAGTTGGTGGATATGTAATTGTTGTGGATCCAATCCCAATAGTTGTATTACCTGGGAATCTAAACTTTTCTATTGAAGTAGCAGTTCCAACATTATTAAAAATTTGATAATAGTTTCCAGGACCATCTGGGAATCTGTTTAGTCCGGATGCTGTATAAGAAATTTCTGTAGCAAGTCCAGTAAAGTTATTGTGAAGACTTACGACCTTAACATCAATGCTACCTACGTTTACTCTAGTAATAATTCCTTTGACATAACCATCAAAAGTTTCAACAGTTCCAGCAGAAGTAGCATAACTGGTTCCGATTGAACAAGTAATAGCAAATCCTGCAGAAACACCAAAAGTTCCAATAGCTATTCTCTGATCCGCTAAAGCATCAATAACACAAACTTTTAGTCCATTAGCCCAAGATCCTGGATTTTTAGCTGCGAAAATCCAATCACTATCTGTGGCATGATTATTAATAAAATCTTCTTGACTGGCAATCTTTAGATTAACAGAAGTGGATACAGGATAATTTGCATTCAGTAAATTATCAGAATCCGTTCTAACTACCCGTAAAGTTCCTCCATATGAAAGATACGATGAAGCAGTTAACCAGTATTCAAACTGACTATCTGAATTTGATGGCTTACCGAAGGTGTTTAATAAATCTTGTTCGGTATCAATGAGAACTGGTTCGCCTACTGGACCCTTCACAAAAGGACCAGCAAAAGCACCTACTTGATCGTTTACTGCATCAATTCTACCTACAGTAAGATCAATTTCTCGAACTTTTATGCCAGGTGATACTAAGTTTAGCGACATGTCTTTCCCTCTGAAGAAGTTCAACTTAACTACAAATATTTATTATTTGCTAACTTTATATTGGGGAAATCGCCAATGAACACTACCAATCGGGATATTGCCAGTATAAATTGGTTGACTTTTGTTTTCTATTACTAATAATTCTATGTTTAGTACACTCTTTGCATTCATATGAATACGCAGAAGGCAAGTGACCTCTATCACTACGAGTCAAATAAAATCCATCTATAAGATCTTTAATTTCCCCACAAACTCTACATTTCCTTTCAGTTAAAAATAAATGTTCTAATTCAAATTGATCATCAATATCCATCATTGGTAATCCCACATAAAGGATCTATCGCCATACTCATCAATATGCCAACGATCTCCATCCCCGTCTACAAAACTTTCTCCACCATCCAATCCATCAGAAATAAAACCAAAAGGAGCCATATCTTGTTCAATTTGATTTTTCTGTTCATCATATAATCTTTTACGAACATCATTGTCCGTCATTTCTTTAAAGTATGGTTGAGCAATTAACCATGCAAAAATTACCAGACACATTGCAAGGTCATCATTACAACCATCTTCAGCTTCGAAGGAATTTGACTTTTGAATAAATGTTGTGAGTTCACTGATAGTATCGTAATCCTTAATAATAAGTTTGTCACCTTCAATCAATGTCTTGAGATTCATGCATCCAATCTTTTTGACATTTTTAGACATCTTAACTCCCATCTGAGATTTCTTTCCAGAAAATCCCTGACCAACTAGTTGTCCTGCACGACCTCTCATGGTACACATGAGAACATTGTCATATTCCAAGTCCATGTGGAGAATCTGACCCACTTGTTCACCGATATCATTAACTTCTACAAGAATGTATGCTTTGTTATATGCAACTGCAAGATCTTTAATGATGCTGGGAAACAACATTGGTTTGATTTGGTTGTCCCTATATTTTGCTACAAGACGATATGGAAATGCTGTTGTATCACAAATGGTGAATGCAGAGTAATCTTTTTCCACACCACGAGCTACATCCACTGTTAGAACATAATTGTGATCTTTCTGTGGTTCTTCAAAAATGTCCAAACCTGCGTTGGATTTAATTGGATCATCATATACTAAGGATCTGAGTTTTGATGCAGATACAAGAGTATCAACAGATCCTAGGAATTCACATTCAAACTCAACCTTAAACTGTTGTTCGGATGTGTTTGCAATAGTCTGGGCTTTCCACTTATCGTCCCTGCCAGGGACTTCTGACCAATGAACGTCCGTGGGTATATATTCATTCTTACCCCGTTCGGCGTCATGCCAAATGCGGTAGAAGTGGTTCATACCCTTTGGGGTGGAAACAATCAGGACTTTTGTACTTTGACCTGACGAAATAGTAGGATAAACAGAGGCAAAGAATTCATCAGCAATGTGATTTGGGATGAACGCGAATTCATCCAAAAAGATGACATTATATGATCCGCCTCGGACAGCAGATGCAGAAGTAGACGCTGCGATAATTTTGGAACCATTTTCTAGTTCTAACGATCTTTTATTCCATGATACAATACCTTGTTGCATCCACTTTGGTAGTTTCTCATATGCAAATTGTAATCTACTGAGTAGATCTTGTGCAGTAGATGCTTTGTTGGCTAGAATAGCTATGTTGACATTATCATTAAAGACCGCATAATGTAACAAATATGAAACACAAGTTGTAGATTTGCCTGTCTGTCGAGGCATTCTACAAATATTGAATCTATTCTCATGGAAATTAGTGATTAATTTCTCTTGGAAAGGATACATTTTAAAGGGTATCTCACCATAATCAAGAGAAACAATCTTGATATAATTTTTAGCAAAATATACAGGATCATTCTTGCATTTAACAAATTCAAGAACTTGTTCCTGTGTAAATTCTACGGCTACATTAGCCTTCTTGAGGTTTGGGTTCCCCAAATAAACTTGATCAGACATAATCATAAAATTATAATTTCGCTAAACTTGATACGATCTCTTGTTGTTTGAGATAAAGTTTAAAATAAGCTTTTGCAAACTCTATTGCTTCTTCTCTATCCAATTTATCTATAACCCTTGACTGTTGTTCATAAACTAACATCTTATTAATATCCGAAAGTTCAATATCAGAAGGGTCAATGTTCATTTTACTTACCTTGAATAACTACAATTGGTTTAGATGGATCGGTAGGACTTGGATACCACTGCAGTATAACTGCGCCTGGGTAAAACTTTTCAATTTCCGTTTTTACTTCATCTTTAGAGGGTCTCTTCATATTTGGGAAGAAGAGTTGAAGATTCATCATTGGTCTACCTCTCCAAGAGAAAAGTATAGTATAAACATTACCAGTAGATTGTATCCGTTGATAATCCTCGTTTGTCAATTGTCCAGGTTGGATGACTGAATCTGCAAGAGGAAGTGAGGGTCCACTCAGTTTCCTGAGGGCAGCAGACTTTTCATTAGGATTATTAGTTCCTGTTGCAAGATTTCTAATCTTTGCTTGTTTCTGCGCCTGTTTATGTCCAGAACCAATTTCAAAACTCATTCCTTCATTCGCAGGATGAACTTTTGCAATACTATATGGTTGTTCTGGTGATAATGATGCAGGAAGTGAGAACATTTTCCAATATCCCTCACCATATCTACACTCCTTCATCGTCTCATTCTTTTTGCACTTAGGACAATATCTTTGAACTTCGCCCATTTCTTGAAGTTCAAAAGATTCTTTTTTAGTTTTATTACCCCAGTTCTTTGCGCCAACTTTACGACATTTAACCAGAGCACCCGATGCATATGCAGAAGGCCAAACCTTGTAACGGGATTTTACCTTTGAATAACATGCATCTTTTTCTTCAGTCGCAACCATTTTAGCCTTACCCTTTCTGTCAGGATTTGGATCTTCTTGGTTCTTACGACGGAATGCACTTTCCTCTTCCTTATCGGAGAGGTCTGCCTTCATTTTACTTGAACCACACTTTGGTTTGGTTGTTTGTCCAGGTTGTTTTGCACAGGGTTTTCCTGCGTATTTACCACCCAATTGAACCCAACCAGGGGTGCCATCAGAAGAGCGACTCTTAGTAAACCAGTCACGCAAAGAATCATCACCACTCTTGTTCCCTTCATCAATAGAATCCTCCTTCACGCAATTGGGAACTATCTTTTCACCCTTCTTTTTCATTCCAACTCGTTTGTACCCATCCCAACACTTTTCTGATACTGGTTGAGTAAAACTCTTAAACTTATAATCACTACCTTTAATAATATCAACAACATGTGCAAAAGTATTGCCATTTGCATCATGAATTTCTGTCCATTCTTCCTTCACTTTCTCCATCTTTTTGAGTTTAGAGTAGTAATTAGGAATCTCATCTAAATGTTGCAATGCAATATCCATTGCTTCATCATTATCTGTAGTATGTTCATGTTCAACTTTCATCCCCATCTCAAGTTGTTTTTGGATAGTTGATGGAGACACATTATGCTTTTTTGCGATTTCTTCTATCGACTTATGACCTTTGAATCCTTCTCTAACTTCTTTCTTTCTTTCCGTGTCATCTTCTCCATGAGAAAGATGATCAGATACAGTATCAAGATACTCTGCAGCTTTTGTGATCTTTGACTGTACCCATGCCTCAAGATCTCCTTCACCTTTGAGTTTGGTCATTAATCTGGTGATAGCTGCTTGTGCAGTTTTAAGTTCTCCACGAGCCATGGAAAACTCAAAATCTTCACCAAGAGGTGCGATTGATTCTAGGTCTGCAAGAATAGACCATTCCTTAAAGGTAAGTTTATCCATTTATCTTTATAAGTTTCCTATTTTTATTTAGATGTATCTGGATTCATGGAACTCTTCAAGAACTTTTGGAGTTCTGCAGTGGATCCTAAGAATACTGCATTATTAGTGACATTAGTTGGTACAGATCCCTTTTGTTCTTGATTGATATCTTTCATCTTCTTTTGGAGATCAAGAAGTTTGTCGGTAACATCTCCAACGTTTTTGATAAGTTGACCAGCAACCTCATATGCTCTTGGGGAATCGGATTCTTGTGCAAGTTCTAAAATACCATTAATTGCTTCTTGGCCCTTTTCAATAATAGAATAGAGTTGTCCCCTAGAATACTCATAATCTTTTTGAAGTTGATCTGCAGATCCTTCAATTTTTTTTATTTCTAAAGATGATGTCTTAACAATCTCTGATTTAATTTCTGTCGGTTCAATATCTAAAGCTTTATCAATATCTTCAAAGTTCATACATCAATTCCTTTCGTAGTGCTATAGACTTTACCATCTGCAAAATTGTAACGAGATTCACTAAATCCAAAATCATCATCCAGATCAATTAACTCATCATCTGCACTATTAATAACATTAACTGCAGTTCCAGATGCATGAGTCATAACAGGAGTATTATCTTCGCCTCTATTCACTAATAACGTATTTCCTGTAATCTTACGAATGAACATCGACTCTTCACCGAGCATAATATAAGATTTTTCAATTAACACAGATGCATCTACAACATTAAATTGTGTAACCTCTTCAGAAATATCTTCAGAAATTTGAGTTATCTCATCATTATTATAATCTTGTAAGGCTCTAGGTTCTGCTACATATCTTAATTGTCTAGATGCATTTACTTTATTGGTGTTGGTATGATAATCAACTTGAACTTGTTTAATTATGGCTTCATTAGGAGTACCAAGAGGTCCGAATAGATATGTCTTTGCAACAAAATCTAAAGTATAAACTAAAACTCTTCTCGTAGTAAAATCACCTTCATACTGATCATCCATTGCAATTCTTTCAAGAATCATTGGAATATCTCTTTTTTCTCCAATACTAGAAACTAAATCTACTGTAAGATTAAAATGAGGTTGAAAATATGGTAATATCTGTTCTACTACTTGCAATGCATCTTCATTCAATTTGGACATTATTGAGAGTCTAAAGTTTACATTATATGGAACTGGCATAAAAACTTTTGTCACTTCATTATTTGTCTTATCTAAAGCTTTAAAAGTTTGCATCGTAGAAGATTTTCTACTAGCATCATATGATATTCCTGTCATTTCAAATGACATTCTTGGGAGAGTAATTGCAACTCTTTTCTTTAGATCAGGTACTTGTTCAATTCTCGCTAAAAACTTTTGAACAGGACCGTAAGCAATAGGTACAGTTAAGATACTGAAATCATCTCCAGCATTATCTTTATGTTTGATTTGAATATCATTGAAAAGAGTACCGAAAGCCACAATGGTCTTTCTCAATATTTCGTGATAAAAATAATTTGAGATCATTACAAGTAATTATGGAGTAATAATTATTTAGTATTCACCAAACGGGTTCTTTTGACTGAAATCTACAATTTGATCTGCAGCTAATTCAATTTCAATATTTTCTGCATATGCATCTAAGAATTCATTAGTTTGTACAGTTGATACTTTATAACTTGCAGCTACACCAACTATAGATTCTCCTCTTGCAAAAGTTCCGTCAACAACAGAAAGTTTGAGAACTCTATTTACATAATCCCAACTCTTAACATATCCAGTAGTGCCTGTTCTAGAGCCAGTGACCACTTCATTGTAGTCATAATCTCCAAATGTAGTTGCAGTAGGATCTGTGAAAGATATTGTTGGCGTAAATGTGTATCCAGCTCCAGCATTTGAGTACCGAACCGCAACAACTTCACCATTAGAATTTACCACAGCCTCGGCTTGTGCATTTCTGATATTAGAAGAAATACCTGTACTGGTAGGAATAAAGATTCTTTGAATTATCGCTTGAGGAGTTGTACTATATCCAACACCTCCAGAAGAAATTCCGATAACTCCAAGAACTCTTGTATTGATTACAGCAGTAGCAATTCCACCGCTTCCACCACCTCCAGAAATGGTTACGATTGGGGGTTCTATGTAACCAAAACCAGGATTCGTGATAAGGATTCTGTCAATTGCAAGTTTTTGATTTGGGGACCTACTTGTCATAATTGCAACCGCAGTTGCTGTTAGACCACCAGATGGTGCAGTAGATATAGAAACTGTAGGAGGTAAAGAATATCCAAATCCATCATTAATAAGATCAATATACTGGACTGACTTGGAATTTGGATTAGTTGTTGCAAATCCAACAGTTGCTACAGCCGTAGTTGCTCCAGATCCAACCATTTGAATGGTGTATACGTTTCCAAGATCCTTAATGGATTCATTGATTTCTATTCCAGTAGGATCAACTTCAGGAACATCAATAATCTCATCTTCATATTCAAATCTTTCACATCTTAGTTCATAGACATATAGATTATTAAGTTGATAGAAAGGTTTTTTGCCCTCAACATACTTAATTTCAAATAAAGATTCATCCAAAGGAAACCAAATCAAATCTCCTTCTTGTGGTCTATATGCAACTTTTCTTTCATCTTCTGGCCATAATTTTAATAATGGTGATATAAAATCATCATATCTTTCCTTTGAAATTACTAGATTGATTTCATCATTACTTCTGACTCCAAATTTACTTAGTAAATCCCCATTTCCACTAAATCCTTCAAAATTCATTAAGTAGGCTTCAATACGAAAACTATCATCAAATTTTGACGCAGTAACTTCTTTAATAACTGTATTTTCCCCAATAATTCTTCTGGGCATGTATAGAACGTCTTGTCCATACATTTTAAGTTGTTCGTTAATTAGATCTTGAATGAGTCTTTGTTCACTCGGAGATCCCTGAAGAAAATAAGAATTTAGTGGTGACATATCAACCTATGAGATCAAGTGGTGGTAATTCGTATTCATCCTTAAGTTGTTGTTCCAACTTTTCTATTTCTGCAACTCCATCATCATAGATTTGTCTTCCATTCAATTGAACTCCACCTGGAAGTAAAACTCCATTGAATTTAATCATATTCTGTCCCCACTGCTTTTTGATGAGAGCAGTAAGGTATTTTTTTAACCACCAATCATTATAAAGTTTTGGAGTATCTGATGGGTCTACGATTCGATAACAATCAATAATTACATATTCATTTTCACCAACTTGCTGCCAGTCTATATCTAAGTATAATTTATGATTTAATTTGTTAAAACGAATTTGTGCATTAGGATTTAAAAGAAAATCCAAATCTTCAAGATATCTTTTAACCATCGCATAATTAAGGAGGTCTAATGCACCATAATAATAAACATCATTTAAAAATATCTGATATTTAATATTGAAAAGTCCATCAGAGATGGTACTAGAATTTATTTTTAAGATATTATTTACACCAATAATTGAATCCGGTAATGGAAGATAGTTAACTCCCTCTACATAATTGAGAGAAGTTAAACCAACTCCAACAACATCTGAAGAAGATGTTGTTGCGGAACCTACTGGTCCTGGTTGAGCTAATGTTGCTTTAGTTGCAGGAGTAAGTTTGTGTTTTAAAAATACACGATCAATACCATCATAATGTCTTTCATGAAAATATTGAATAGCATCATCTACTAAATTATCGATTTGATCATCATCAACATTTATCTCTAATACAGGTTTACCCAATTGACGAAGACAATATTCGATTAATTCCTTTCTGTTATTAGGTGATGCCATACATATTAAATGATTTTATAATGGTAATATAAAAATATTTATCTCTACAATTTTTTCTTTTTTTATTTAACATGATTATATTAACAGGATCACAAGGTTTCATTGGAAAAAACTTTCTTTCCACTATTAAAGAGCCTATAATAGAAGTGGAAAAGGATAATGCTTTTCGTTTTATATCTGGGTTTAATCAATGGGATCAAGTATCCTTAATTTTACATCAAGGAGCAATATCTTCAACGACTGAGAGAAACATTCAAACGTTACATCACAATAATGTTGTCTTTTCTTTGTTTCTTTTTGAAAAAGCAATAGAGCATGGAATATCAGTAAAATATGCTTCATCAGCATCAGTATATGGAAATCAAACAAAAAAATCAAAAGTCATAAATCCACTAAATTATTATGCAATAACTAAACTTCAAATTGATTATTTTGTCCAAGATAATATAGAAAAATTTTCGAGTATTCAGGGATTTAGGTACTTTAATGTTTATGGGCAAGGTGAAGATCATAAAGGTGATCAAGCAAGTCCAATCTCTAAATTCACAAAACAAATTCGTGAATCAGGAAAATTGAACCTCTTCAGAGGATCAGACAAATTTTTAAGAGACTTCATCTGTGTTGAAGATGTTGTTGATGTTGTTTTAAATAATAGCCATCCATCAGGAATCTATGATTTGGGAACAGGAAACCCTATTAGTTTTCAAGAAGTTGCAGAATTAGTCTCAGAAAAAGAAAAAGGGGAAGTCGAATATATCGACTTCCCCGAACATCTTAAAGGTAAATATCAAGATTATACTTGTGCTGACATGAAATGGATTGGTGACTATAAGTTTAAAACAGTTAGAGAGTATCTCCTTCAATAATACGAATACTATCACTATCGAAATGTTGAGTTGAGAATTCAAACAACTCAGTATCTTCTAAGGCATACATTCTATGTCTTAATCCAACAGGAACATGAAAGTTTTGACCCTTTTTAAGGGTCCTTTTTTGTGCCAAATTAATGTCATCATCATACCCATAAAAAAGAATCAACATTCCAGACTGCACATAGAATGTCTCATCTTTTATGTTGTGATAATGCCAAGAACACTTTTTCCCTTTTACAAAATATAAAAGTTTTCCACAATATTGTTCATTGTTTACAATCCATTTTTCAAATCCCCATCCTTTGGGGACAAATTTAATTGAAGAAGTCATCTGCATTCACCGCTTTGTCATCAATGTACATATCCCCACTTGGTTTGCCCATGATTAATTCATGATACTTGCATCCCCAATCATCCAATTGTGTTTTTGTTAGATTATAAAAATCCGCATAAGCTAGATTTGAATTATCAAGATGTCTTCCCATACCACGAGCAGTAAAGTACTTGATAATATGTCCTTCCTCGTAAAGACGATTGATGGTATCAATACGGTCTAACTTTGGAATACTATTATGATAGTAACCATCTTCTCTGCAAATGGGTTTATCACAAATTGTTCCGTCGATATCAATTACATAATTCATTCACATCTTCCTTTGATAATACGTAAGTTCCTGGATATGATACAGCAATTGCGGCCGCCCTATTAGCAATGGGTATTGCTTCCTCTATTCTACCACAATTCAAATATCCGAACACAAGGGCAGATAAGAAAGTGTCCCCAGCTCCAACAACATCATAAACATTTACTTTTTCTCCCGGATATACTACTCCATTGTATTCAGCACCTTTTGATCCATGAGTGATAATGACATTGGAGTTTTTTTCTTCTAACTTTTCATATTCATGTTCATTGATCTTGACATAACAATTGTATGAAGGAAGAATCTTCTTTTTACTGTCAATAAATGTGGGACATTTCATGTTATAAACAATCTCAAATAATTTTGAACTCGTTATAAATCCCTTGTCATAATCACTAATTACGACCGCATCATATGGTTCATTTGGAATTTCATATTCCATTGGTTTACAAACAACTTCTTCGTCAACTCTAAGAATTTGTTGATTTGTCCTTTCATCAATATAACGTGTCTTAATAATTTTTTCTTGATTTGTCATCATATAAACTTCAAGACCTAATGCTTTAAGATTGTTATAGACATTCCATGCCATCCCTTGTCTTGTTTCGGTTTTCTTGTAGTTTAAGATTGGAACAGGTGCTTCTGGATTCAATCGTTTAACTTCTCCATAAACATATTTGTCTATGCAACTATCTCCGATCAATAATACTTTGAATGATTTTTGTTGAGGAGTATTCATCTATTCTATCAAAAAAAATTAATCTTTTTGCAAACTGAGATCCAATTACTGGTTTATTTTTCCAATCAGAACCTACTATCATTATATCTGGATTGAACCCTTTTATCAATTCTTCCAACTCTTTATCATTAGAAAAAGTCTCAACCTGATCTACAGGTTTTAACATATTCAAGAAAAATCTTCTTTCATCTTGATTGTGTATTGGTCTAGATGTTCCTTTCTTTTCCTTTACCCGTTCGTCGTCATCAATAGCAACTATTAAATAATCACCATAAGATTTTGCAAAATTCAAAAGTTGTAAGTGGCCTACATGAAGGACATCAAAGGTTCCATTAACAAATATTTTTTTCATTCGTTAGGAACTTTAACCAATTTTTGAATTTCGGGAAGATACATATATTCAATATCACTATTCTGAAGGGTATCAATTGCATCAACAATAGTTTCTACAAGAGGATCTCCGCCAAGATTGAATGAAGTATTGAAGAGGATGGGAACATCACTCAATTTTTCAAAAGCATCAATAAGTCTATAATAATGATCATTCTGATCTTTTGTAACCGTTTGAATTCTACAAGTTCCATCAACGTGAATTACTGAGGGAATTTTTTCTTCAACGCCAGGTAGACAATCTACAGCATACATCATATGAGGAGATTCTTCTCTTCCAGCAATATCAAACCATTCATTCACTTTCTCTTTGAGAATTGTACAAGCAAATGGACGGAAGAACTCACGACGCTTAACTTGGTTTACGAGATCCTTGCCATTTTGAATGGTGGGATCAAAGAGAATTGAACGATTTCCTAGTGCTCTAGGTCCACCCTCTGAACGACCTTGGAAGATAGTAACAATATTACCATCACGAATAAGTTTTGCTACCTCGTTATAAGTTGTGGGTTGAACATCCAGTCCTTCTAAATACTCTTCATAAGTTTCTGGATCATACTGAGGGCCATAATAAATTGAAGACTGTCTTTCAAATGGAGTTTCCATTTCAGTTATTTGTGCATGAGTATATTTTGCACCACCAATAGATGTTCCTCCATCATGGGAGATTGGTTCGCAGTAAATATTGAGATCTGGGAATTCTTTCCAATACTTGTAGTTGGCAACACAATTTAGACCATAACCACCGCAGACAACGATATTAGTTTCACCAGTTTCTTCGTGAGCTTTACGAATGAGATCAATCATTCGGGTTTCAGTTTCCTTTTGTACTAAGAACGCTAAATCTTTTTGAATTTGAGTGTATTCACCTTTAGAATGATTTTTTACATCTTCGGAAAGAATATCATATCTTTGGTGATTTATTTTAGACCCATTTGGATAATTGGGTACAAATACTTCACGATTTGCCCACCCATTCCTAAAAAGTTCAGGAAGATCTTGATTTTCTTTTCCATATGGAGACAATCCCATTGTTTTTCCAGCATCTATGGAAGAAAATCCACAATACTCAGTTACCGCTTCATATGTTTTTGTTAGTCCTGGATATTCTGTGAGAATATATTTCCCATCCTCATCCAATTTAATAATACCGATACTTTCTTTGGATCCAAAATGTTTGTAAACAGAATCGAACTCTAATGGATATTTTGCTTTAAATATAGATTCAAATTCGTAAATGACTCCTGGACAAGCATCAGTCTGTAAGAAACTTCCAGCACCATCAGCAATCACACACGCTGCAGTTTCAAATCCAGAATTTAAAAATGCACAAGCAGCGTGCATTTCATGATGTTTTGTGTCAATAAAATGAGTTTGATATTCAAATTTCTTTCTAGAAAGTTTTCTTATCCAACCATGATACAGATCTTCCCCAGTCCAATCTAGTTCAGGTCCGTTTCTATGAGTATGACATATTACTAAATGGTCAATATGGTCTACATATTCAAATACTTTTAGTAGTCCTAGAAGTGGACTTCCATCGTGTTTCCAACGAGAAAGTCTTTCCTCTTCAACATAAAAAATTACTTCACCATCAATCATCAGAGTTGTGCTTGCATTGTGTCCGCGAGCACAGGAAACAATAATACTCATAATTTTACCTCAATTTTTAATGTCGTTTAATTCCAGAATTTGATCAATTGTTTTTTTCTTGGTTGGTTTTGGTTTTTGGAATCCAGGCATTACACTTGGATTTATCGGAAGATTATTTTGACTTGTTCCATTTTTTGATACACCTGATAAATTCAATGTATCATTATTGACCTTACTTACGCCAATTTTATCTTTAATTGATTTGGAAATTTCTTTTATTCTTTCATTACTTAAAATCATCAAATCTTCATTATTTCTATCATATTGATCTTCAAAACTTATTCTTATTGGGCTATATTTCCTTCTATTTTTTCCATTATCTACGATATGGAAATTTTTATTATTTGGATAGGAAATATTTTCAGGATAAGTTGAACCTATAACTACAGTACTTGGTTTGTTCAATGCATATGCAATGTGTTGACCCATGCTGTCACATCCCAGAAAATAGTCGGCAGCATTAATTATACCACCCCATTGTGTAATTGGTACATTCTGAGGACAAGCGACTCCAAGTTTATCCCAATCTGGAATTGGAATTTGTGTCATTAAGATGACGCCATAATTTTTCTTCAATTCATCAATAACTTTGTATATATCCGAAAGTTCAAAACTTCTACCTGTGACATCATAAGTAAATTTTCCTTCAACTTTTGCAGAACTGCCAAAAGGTTGAAAAACTACAATTTTATCTTTTTTTAGAACTTCTCTTACTTCTTCTACTAGATTATATCCGAATATTTGTTCTTGTTTGTTTAATTCTAAATTAATTTTTTTAGTATCTGGTATATGATTCAGTTCATTGATTAATATATCAAATGCTTGAATCAAATTACACTCTTGAGTGAAATATGCATTGAGTCTATAGGGTTCTGGACTTACAATTTCCTTATCAAGTAAAAGCGACTCAAATAAATTTTTATGATTAATAGGATAAACTTTATCCCTTAGTACTTTACTACAGGAATAAAATTCTCCCCATGATTCGGCAACGACTATAAAATCGTCATGTCTTTTGGCATATTCTTCCAAAGCGGGTATGGAACAAAGGACCCTACCCGCACCACCATTGATGAAAAATGCTTTATTCATTAATATTGTCCACCTTTAATAATTAAACTCGTTATACTCAGTTATTTATTTTACTACTTTTGGAGTGTTTTATCAAATGTTATTTAAAGCAAATACAAACCAATCCCATTTTACCAGAACAATCCCCATACATACCAACCGCACCACCAAAAGCACTTGAAGGCCAACCACCCGCACTAGGAACTCTTAATCTGCCACAACATGCTTGGTTAGCCGAACCGCAACAGATACCATCATAGAAAACTGTACACTGAGACTCGGAAAGGAATCCAAAAACTGGTGGGTGACAGTAACAAGCCGCATTATTATTACCGCAACTGCATAGAGATGAGAACATTCCTTTTATTCCATATATCGAGCCAACAGGAGATGATCCATAATAATTTGCTCCAGGGGTGAATGGATGAATGCAGCATACGCCAACACCAGTTGCTGACCAACATCCAAAACTACCTCCCCCACAAACAGCGTATCCACATCCTTGACTACATTTTGATCCAAAATAACAAGAAGATACGGCATATCTGCCATTACATACCATCCACTTACCCAGTTCCCCAATACCACCATCTACACAGAAATTGCATAATCCCGGTCCTTGAACGAAGGATTTATCTCCGTCTGGTCTATGGCAACCATATGTACAGTATGCACAAATTCTTGGAGCACATCCACTATGGATTGTATAAGTTGCTCCAGCTGTTACAGGAATAATAAGTGATGCATATGCACCAGTTCCACCAAAAGGAGATATAGAACAACACATTCCTCCACTACCAGAACCAGATCCAGCACCCCAAATCTGGAATCTTGCACAAGTTACTCCACTAGGAACAGTCCAAGTACAATCCTTACCCTGAGAGAAATATTGATTAACAACACCATCATCCCCACAAACAGTAAATCCACCAGTCCATCCGGAACCAGCTGCTACACAAGACCAAAGACTTGTTTGAGCTGGATTTGCTAGTAATGAAGGTTCTATGCACCGAACCCAACAACTATATTCAGGAGTAAACAAACTTGCAGAAACCGCAAGAGCAGTAGTTTGGGGTCCTTTTACAGCTATGCAAGCGCTCTTTTCGGAAACTTGAGTAGTTAAATAGTCTTTTGCATTTTCTGCACTGTATCTTAATACATCCATGGAATTTTACTGGTAATTTTTTAGAAGGTCTTGTATTTTTTCAGGAATCGGAAAAACTGATTCAAGAACATTATCAAAATTTGTATATTTCCAACTCATAAAATATGGATTTTCTTCTATATACTTATCTATATCTTTTACGACTTCTGAAATTTGATCTAATAAGTCTAAAGAAACATCTTGGTCTTCACCTTTTTCTTTTTTTCCTTCTTCATTACTTAAAATAAAACCCAATCTATTACGAATAGCAGTTAAATTCAAAGTCACATAATTATCAAGATTATTTTTTGCAATCAGATTTAATTTAATTGATTTTAATTCTGAGTCATAAACAGCGTCATAACAATCCAGTAAAGTTGGATTTTTTATTTTTTGATAAATATCTCCATTTTCCATAATCTCCTCTTCATATTCATATTCATGATTTTCTAAAAGATTTGTCAAATAATAACAAATTTCTGGTTGTTGTTCAGCATTAATTTTGATTAAACTGCAAGAATCAACATCGTAATGTTCTGGATTAATGCCATTAATAATGCCAGTAGGGGTGTGAACCAATACATTTATGTATTTTGGTCCATCATAAGTTAAAGAAATTTCTTTCCCTTCATCAAAAGAATTGATATAAAGTTCATCTGGCATTGGATAGGAAAATGTTTTTATCATGACTCAATAAAAATTTTTAGTTATTTATTAAAAGAAACCGATTATTTAAAGCAAACACAAACCATTCCCATTCTACCGGCATCACCACAAATCGATAAACAACCACCAGCAACTTGCATCGCAAAACCACCAGAACCAGGAAGTAAAAGAGATGCAAGTACTGCACCAAAAGTAGCGCTAGCCGAACAGTAGTTTCCACCACAACTGGTGGAACTACTGAGAGAAAATACGCACTGTGAAGATGATTCGAATCCATAAATTGGTGGATTTTTGTGATACCCACATTTACAGTAGTGGGCCATACAACTCTCTCCATATGCACCAGCAATACCATAAACAGTTCCACCTGTAGCTGAACCATAAGATAATGCTGAAGAATGGTACGCAGGAAGCATCATGTGGGGATTACTTGAAAATCCACTTCCACAACACTGGATAGTAGGAACTGCTTCATTGAATGGAGTACTAATCGTTGTAGAACAGAAACTAGATCCAGTACCACAAATGCAATATCCAAGAAATGACTGACAAGTATATGCAGGTCTAGCGTCTATAATACCAGTTTTATAATAATAAACATCTCTATCAATCATTTGTTGACAAAGATTTCCTATTCCACCCATGGCACAGAAGTTTGTTAGTCCAGGCCCAGTGATATAAGAAGCACAACCATTTCCATTACTTATACAGTTCCAACATCCATAACAACATAGAGCGCAACCAGCACAAAGAATATATTGACATCCAGCAGTTACAGGCATAATAACTGATGCATAAGCTCCACTTCCACCAAAAGGTGATCCTCCACAACAACCAGCAGCACCAGAAGAACCACCAGCACCCCAAATCTGGAATCTTGCACAAGTTGCCCCACCAGGCACTGTCCATGTACAAGTAGCTCCACATCTAAAAAATCCAGAAGTATCGCAAACTTTAAATCCAGAAGTCCATCCAGAACCAGTCTCTACACAAGCCCACAGTTCTGGTCTAGGAATTTTACCATTAATAATACTAGGAGCATTAGTATTAACAGTGGACAAATAAGTGCTACAATTACTATTTAAAGTAGAAATACATGATGTTAAGGTATTATTGCAAGTCCTTAAAGGTTGATTTTGTTTATTTAAGGAGTTGTATGCTAAAACGTCTATTGTCATTTTTATTATGCCCTCGTTATAGAAGTTACATTTCCGGTGCCGGAGTCATAAGTTATAGTAACTGTATAACTAGATGATCCTATAGTTTCGATGTATCCCGTAATTTTATTTTCAGAATCATAAGTAATACTACTCAACCTCTTATCACCATAAGTTACAGAAGTCACTCTTCCTAGGCCATCTTCAACTAAGTCAGAACTCCTAGTAAAAGGTCTTGTTCTAAAATTATAAGCCTCTTCATCAGGATTTCTAGATGGAATGTTTCCAATATACCTAGCCATTTAATTAGCCTCCTTACACAGCTTGAACAATGCCATAAACAGAAACCGAAACATTAGCATTGTTTGAATAAACAACAATGTTCTTGGTTGCAGTTAAAGTAACACCCGTTCTTTCCAAAACTCCATTGCCGGGAATAGTTGTATCATATTCAATCCACTCGGCATTAGTTGGGGTTCCTGAAGCTGATGCGGCAACTCTAACTACAGCAGCAGTTGTTCCTCTGTTTGCAATACTAATGTTCACTACTGCATAGTTACTTGCAGGAACTGTATAAACTGTAGTATTAGTTGTTGCGCTTGGTGCAGATTGAGATAAAATTGCAGAGGCCATTTCTAATCAGATAATTTTCCTTTAAAGTATTTATAAACTTAATGAAAATAGTTTATGAAACTCCAATAAAATATGCAAATGCTTTAGCATCTTCTATAGCACCTTCCACATCAGCTCTACTTGTTCCACCTAAGAAATTAGCATTCAAATTAGTACATACTGTAGAAGAAGCAACAGAAACTGGTGCAGTTCCCTGAGCAACGTTAGATACAAATCTTGTTGCAGTTACGATGCCACTGATTGCAATACCATTATTGAATACAACGTTTCCAGTAAATGTTGGGTTAACCGTTTGGTTAAATGCAGTTCCGTTACCAAGAAGAATTGCGCCACTTGCTGGGAGTCCAGTTAAACCAGTTCCACCCTTAGTAATTGGAACAGCAGCAGATAAGTTTGCTGGATCAATATAATAAGAAGGCGATTGACTACCTAAAGTAGCAGCATCAATATCACCAGTAGTGGAATTCTTGATACTTACTTGACCGTCAACACCAACAGTAAATGTGGATGTCTTAAATCTAGCGACTCCAAGTGTAGAAAATGTATCTAAAGAAGAAGCGACACGATTTAGGGAGATATTAATATTTCCATAGTAAGTATTGACTCCTACACCACCTGGGGCAGAATCAAAACTTGTTGCAGTAACCTGGATTGGTTGGGTGGTTCCAATTCCAACACTCTTAACTACTTTTTGGTAAGCTGAATTTCCTGCCAAGAATGTATCTTGAGTTGCAGATCCTGAACCAAGTCTTGTTGGAGAAACAGTTCCAGAAATAATATTAGAAGCATCAATATCAGACTTAGCGAGTAAAGACCAGTTACTATCTAAAGCAGAAGAAGTATTTACCGTCGCAGAGTATCTTACATTTTGTTTTGTTACAGTAAGTGTAGTTCCAACTCCAACTGTAGATATTCCTACAGCATTTAAAGTTACTCCATTAGCCGACTGAGTTGCATCAGATTGAGTTGTATGGAATGTAAATGCGTTGGTAGTTACTGATCCAACATAATAGAATCCACCTGTCGTAATTCCTGTTGGAGTTGCCCCAGTAACTTTAATTGCATCACCAGATGCTAATCCATGATTAACAAATACTAAAGTATTTTTGTTTTCATCTATAGTATTTCTTATGAGGGAATGAGTTCCAGTTCCACTCGAAGTAAGTGATATTGGTGAGGCAATTGCGTAAGTATTAAAAACTTGTACAGAACCAATACCAACTTTCTTAATGTAATAAGTATTTCCATTAATTAGACCACCAATTGAATTACCACCATTATTTCTGTAAATAACTGGATCACCATCACCTAAGTTTGTATTGTCTATAATAATTCTATTATTAAAGAAGTCTACATTACCACCCGTATTATAATCTGTTGGATCGAATGTTTTAGTTACGACAGTACTGAGATTAGTAGAAATAGCGACAGCGTTTCTATCTTGAATATAATCTGGAAGAGCCGTTGATCCTGGGAATTTTTGGTTATTTGTGAGTTTTAAATATAGTCTAGTCTCTACATTCCCTATAGTAATCTGGAAATTAGATCCTCCAGTTCTACCACCAATTAGAGCTGGATTATTTAAAGTTAAAACATTCCCAGTAGCATAATATCTACCACCAGTACTGATAGCAACGTTTGAAACAGTTCCAGCTGCACTAACAGTAACGGTAGCTGTAATACTTGTACCAATACCAGTTACTGAGTTTAGAGAAACACCTGTATAAATGCCTGGACTTGTATATCCCGATCCACCGCTAAGTGAAGTGAGATTGAGAGGGACACCCTTAACTAAACCTGTAGTTCCATATGCTACTGATGTTGGAGCAGTAACGATACCAATAGCGTTTCCAGCGGATAAAGCACTCGTAACAGTATCTCCATTCAAGAAATTATAATTTGTTGTTGGGGAATCTAAAATTAAATATTCTTGGATAGTATCTTGAACAAGGACATAAGAATTTTCTGGTTCAGCAGCAGTATCACCTTGTCTAATGTTTGCAGCAGGAATGTAGTTTACGAGAGAAGTTTTTCCACCAATTGTAGTAACAGTAATGAAATTAACCACTTTTGGTGGAATTAAATCTGCATTAATTTGTCCAGATGCATTCAGTTGAACAATATTATTTGGAATAGCACTGGTACTTACTCTCTTATCAATAAAATCGCCTAAGCGATTATTCATGAATGTTCTTACTGCAAGTTGAGTGGATACTCTCTTATTCAGTGGTCCACCAATTTCAGTTTCACCTAAATTAACATCTGAGGAGAATTCTTCAATAACTGTACCACCAGAAAGACTCAATCTAAGTGAATCCAACTGACCAATTGTAACTTTATTATTGAAGATAATATTACCAGTTCTGTTATATGCGGTAATAAAATCACCAATCTTAAAGTCACCTAGTTCATTAGTACCTGAGGAATATACTCTACCACCTTGTTCCGATACTTGTTCTGAAGAAGGAATTGTTTTACCGCCATTTTGTGGTAAAGCATTATAGTCAATACCAGATCCAGAATATTCCCAAGTATGCGAAGAGGAGTTGATTATAGATGGTCTATGGAAGTGGAGTTTATATGTTTCTGGAAGATCTCCAATGTCTGGAATTACATTACCAGGTATAGTAGAGTCTACTTTTGTTTCTACAGTAAAATAAGTTGTAATTCCAGCAACTGCAGTCACTCCTATCGATATTGGTGACGCAGTATGATCGGCAATTGGATTTGGTGAGGATGCAGAAAATAGATTTTTTATACCACCTACAGATTCTACAGAAACAATAAGACTTCTAGTAGATGACAAATAAGTTAATGCAATACCTACAGCAGTTCCACCACCAGCAAGAACTTGCGTTACTTCTCTACCAGAAACAAACTTTAATGTAGAACTTGTAGATGCAAGACTTACTCTTTGATAGACATTATGTGCATCTATGATTTCATAAGCAAAGAAATCTTGATTGTTCTTAAGGAAAGTATTGATGCCTACAAATGTAGATCCTAATGATACAAGTCTTGTTAAGCTATCATCTTCATAAAGTCTAAAACTACTTGCATCAATATATCCAATATAATATTGGTTTTTACTAACAAGTCCACCAATTACTTGTTGGGGAATGCTTTGTTCATTTCCAATATAAACGACACTTTCTCCATTAATAAATGGGTGTGCAGGTATTGTAATTACGCTAGTTGCAGTATTTACTGAACTACCTACATTAAACTGTTGTTGTACTAAGAGTGGTTTAAAGTTTGATGTTACATCATTATCATTGTCATCGAAGAATCTTAGTACATATAGATCTTGTTCAGATCTCCCAAGTCCAACAGTTTTAAGAGTCTGAAGTCCTCCAGAAACTCCCGTTGCAGCAACTCTACCTCTATCAAATGTAAATGAATTTGGACTGAATCCGGTAGATCTAAGAGCATAATAACCAAAGTTAGTTGCTGAGTTGGTAATTGATAGATAGCCGCCAGACTGTGTTAATGAACCATATCGACAGAAGATCTGGAAACAAGAAACAACCTGAGCATAACCATCATTAATTGTTCTCCAACCAATACCACCAAACGAAACCATGGTAAAGGTTGCTGCGACCATGGACTTACCGAATTTAGGTAAATCGCCAACTGGTGGTTTTTCTGCTTCTTCAGGTATTGCAGGAATATTGTTATCCTGAACTTTAGATCCATCTACTAAAATACCATTTCCACCAAGGAATGAAAGAATGGAACAGTTCTGGATATATGGAGATTGGGTAATTTTTAATTTACCTAATTGAGCAGTTCCCCCTCCATCATAATAATGTTGTATTGTTGTAATTCCTGCTTTGATCGTAAATTCTACAGGAGATCCAGTAGAAATAATATCAAAATCACGTTGACCATTTGCATTCGATTCTGGGTAGAAAACTGTTGTAACTCCAGCATCATAATTGCAAGTAAATCCTAATCCGGAAAGTCTTACTACTTGTCCTTTAATCAATTGGTGAGGAATATCAGTAGTTATTGTTGTAATTCCAGTCGCATTATTATAATAAGCATCAACTACGTTAACAATGGTTCCACCATATCCAACTCTATTAACAGATGAATCAAATGGATCATCAAAAGCAACAGTATAATCAAATGTATGTTGTGGAACTCCATCAATAACATAATCTTTCATTGAAATGTTTGTTATATAACAACCATTTCTTACTCTGAATAAATCTTGTCCTGCATGTAAAGGTCTTACAATGGTATTTCTGAGTGAATCACCTGAAACAGAAATGCCATCTGCAACAATAAGAGGGTTGTTTTCTACATAATCTCCACCTTGAACAAATACGGTAACCGCATCTAGAGTTTCTGGTTGTGGATAAGTTTTTGTTGGTGCAAAGCCAATTCCACCAGAAATAATAGCTGTTGTAATTCCAACATATGAACCTATTGCAGACCAAACATTAGCGCAAGATGCAATACTATAACTATCTTTATCAACTGTTTGATCATACGCAATAGTAAGATCATATTGTTGAGTAAGAACTAACTGATATGTTGTTGGTACTGCAGTATTGTTTATGATATATCTAGAAATAGTAGTAATATATTGGAAGGCAGCTACGGTTTCTGTAAGTCTATCATCAAATGAAGCCTTTACAAGTTGATAGTATTTAATTGTTGCATCAACAGTTTTTGAATTTCCTCCATAAGCTAAGTCATGGATAAATCCATCTAAAATGTATCCAATATAAAGTTTAGCGTTATTTGAATTGTATCCTGGATCTCCAACTATGGATGGATATTGATTTTGAATATATGCAACAACTTCTGCCTTAATAAATTCTTTGTTTAATTTTACTAGATTGGAACCATCTATAAATCTAGAATCGACAGTATTTTTTAGCCTTTGTGAGGCAAGTTGCAATCCTCTCCGTATAGTTTGTACTGGTAAAATTCTACCATCGTTACTATCATCACCGTCAAGAGCCGATACTACAATTCTAGTTTGTGCAGATGAACCAGCCGAACCAAAGGTAACATTTCCAGCTCCATCAGTTATTAGAGCTTGGCCGGGTCTACCATCTACAGTTGGGAAACTTAATCCACTAATAATTGCAGATTCTAATGTTGAAATTCCTATAACATTTATAGCACTTAGGATACCTGCCTTACCTGTTATTGTACCATCTAGTACTAAATCGGATCCAAAACCTACAAAACCATCTACATAAAGACTTTGGCCAATACCAACACTTCTATCAACATTTAGGTTGTCATTAAGTTGTACAGAACCATCTACCTCTAGAGTGCCACCTATTTCAGTAAAAGAAGATACACTTAAGGTATTGCCTATACTAACAGAACCAGTTAAAGAAGATTTACCACCTACACTAAGACTTGCTCCTACACCTAAGTTATAACCAATTTGACCAGCACCACCAGCGGTTAAATTGGAACCTATTCCTACGGATGTTCCTACAGAAAGGCTACTTCCTATAGAAACAGCAGCTCCAACTACTAAACTAGACCCAATGGAAACACCATTGACGACGGATAAATCGGAACCAAATCCAGCTAAGCCACCAACACTTAGGTCTCTAGTTACTGTTATATTTTTTTGAGCAAGTAGATTTGATGAAAATCCAACTGCTCCTGCAACATCTAATCCATCTTGCAAAAAGGTAGATCTATTAACAGTAAGATTATCCTCAACAATAACAGATCCAGCAATTGTTCCACCAACCGAATTGGTAAAATCTGTTCTTAACAACTCAAATCCATTTGGTTGCGAACCATCGTGAACATGAACTGATTTGTTGGTAGTATTTACAGTAAGTTCACCGGACGCGCCAGTAAAAGCTACGTGTTCTTCCTTTGTACCTCTTCTGAGTTGTACCTGTTTAGTCATAGTACCACGGGTAAACGCAAATCTTTCTTCTGTTTTATTTATGGAGGTTTTAATTAGATGATGATAACATAAGATCTTGGAATCTGATACGGATTATTAATACTAATTGAAGATGAATTCAATTGATCGATAAATACTGTTCCCATTCCAATATAAGTGGATCTACCAAAAGATTCAAATCCACTTGAGATGGTAAATATACTTCTATTTCCGACAAGAGTTTCATGATATGTAGCACTTTCATTACCGATTCCATAAACATTAATGGATCCAGAAGTTCTTGGTGATGGTATAAATCTGATATTTGGATGGACGAGTTCTCCAGAAATAGAAATAGAACCAATTCCAGAATATATGCTGGATTTTTTGATCCTAGATTCTGCATTACCATAAAGATTAGTGGTGGTAATTCCAAAATATGGATATTCTTTGTTGAATGCAACCTTCGAAGATCCAGAAACAACAAATAGAACACTATTATTAATACTGGTACTGGAGTATAATTTAGATTCAGTAGATCCAGAAAGTGCAAATAAAGTTCCCTTACCTACATACGAATCGACATCATATACTTGACTTGCAGATAATTCGAATATAGTTCCTACACCAACATAGGAGTTTATTTTTCTTATTCTTCCAATAGATTCCGAAATTTGAATATTACCGAGACCAATATACTCATTAGTGTGTATTTGATTGGTGTTTGCAAATCCAAAGACATTGAATAGTTGTGTAGATTCTGGTGGATTAGCTACAAATCTTATAGAAGCACTATTTTCATAATCACAAGTAATATCTTCGGAATCACAAGTATCATAAGTATTATCAACCAGATGAGTTTTGAATCTGATTGTTCCTTGGCCAGAAATACTGGATGTAAATGTAACAACTGAGGAGGATTCTGCAAAGAGTATTTGACCAAATCCAGCATAAGCAAATCCCTTTCTTAGAACAGAATTTCCACTAAATTCATAAAGTACCTCTGTTTCAGGTGTTTGTGCAATAAATCTTTCTCTTGCAGTTCCAGATGTATTAAAGAGAATTGTTTGTTCTGGAGTTTGAGAGGAAAGTGATTCTTGAGCACTTGAAGTTAGTTTGACTGAACCATTACCAGAATAACTAAAGGCTCTCCTATTAACTCTTTGATCTGATAAAGTAATTGTTCCAGAGCCCGAATATGATTCGGTGTTCTTTTCAATTATTGGTTGAGTTTGAGTGGAAATCTGAATAAATCCAGATCCAATATTTGCATATACTGCAATTTCTCTATTAAAAGATCTTCCGGAGAAGGTTATTAATCCGGAACCTGTATAATTCGTTCTTATAAAGCTTTCATTACCAAAACCAGATACAAATATAGATCCCTTAGCTTTGTATGGTAGAGTTGCCCTGTAAATTGATCCTGCATCAACAATCTGGATAATTCCCTTTCCAGCATTAGGATCTCCAGAATTTATTGGATAAACTGGGGAGTAATTTCTAGAATCTCCACTAAGAGAAATTATACCAGATCCAATATAAGTAGTTCTGGTGAAACTTTCAAACTTGGAACCAGAGATATTAATTGATCCAAAACCACCATATCTCTGTACAAAACTTTCTAGTCCAGAAGAGAACCCAAAGAGTGATCCAGTAGCAACATAAGAATCTACATCCTTCGTTATAGCTTGTCCATATATCTGGAAGATCTGAGTAGTGTCAGAAGAGAATGTAAGTTTAATATCAGAAGCAGATCCAGAAATTTGAAATAGTTGAACTGACTTCAGATAATTTGAAGTAAATTTCTCTACAGCAGATCCAGAAATACTTAATGAACCATATGGAACTAATGGTTCGCTGTATCTGTAGCTTCTACTCTCTACTTTCTCCCCAAAGCTAAAGAGTGATCCAGAAGTTACATAAGTATCTGAATCTTTCTCTATAGCTTGTCCATATATCTGGAAGAGTTGGGTATTCTCTGTATAATATGTTCTAGTGTCAGAAGCAGATCCAGAAATTTCAAACAGTTGAGTTGATCCCGAATAGTCTGAAGTAGATCTTTCTACAGCAGATCCAGAAATACTTAATGAACCATATGGGTACTGATTACTAAGGATACTTTCAATAATGGAACCATGATCAATTGTAGATGTTGGATCATTAATGATAAATTCATAATCCTGGAGTCCAGTAAGATCATCGTCTACAACAGATCCATAGTCGTCTGTGGGATCGTCTACGGAGTCTTCGCTGTATCTATAGGTCCTACTCTCTACTTTCTCGCCAAAGGTGAATAGAGAACCTTGGCCAATATAGGTATCTGAATCTTTCTCTATAGCTTGTCCATATATCTGGAAGATCTGAGTAGTGTCAGAAGAGAATGTAAGTTTAATATCAGAAGCAGATCCAGAAATTTCAAACAGTTGAGTTGATTCTAGATAGTCTGAAGTAAATCTTTCTACAGAAGATCCAGAAATACTTAATGAACCATATGGAACTAGTGGTTGTATGATATCTAAGGAAATCAATCCATAATCTAATATTGGTCCTGGGTTGTCAGTAATAAATCCAGAATCTTCAAATACTGTAAGATTAGTATCTAAAATAGATCCATAATCGTTTATGGAATCTTCAATCGAATCTTCACTATATCTGTAGGTGATACTCTCAACTTTCTCTCCAAAGCTGAAGAGTGATCCTGAAGCTACATAAGTATCCGAATCTTTCTCTATAGCTTGTCCAGAAGCAACAAATGATCCCCTTCCATAGAATCTTGGGGTTACATTGAGTACTGCTTTACCATAAATTTCAAACAGTTGAGTTGATTCCGGTTGATCTAAAGTAAATGATTCTACAGCAGATCCAGAAATACTTAATGAACCATATGGAACTAATGGTTCATTGTATCTGTAGCTTCTACTCTCTAGTACTTGTCCAAATCCAAATAGAGTTCCAGTTCCTTCTGGACTATACGTTACTTTTTCTACAGATGTTCCAGAGAGGTATAGTCTATAATTTACTTGAGTTATAGCTGATCCACTAAATGTTAATCCACCGAAAGGATAAAGACTAGTAGAAGTTAGTATAGAGCCCTGATCAAAACTAAATGAAGCCGGTACACTTACAAGTCCGTAGTCGTCCGGTGAATCAGATGTGACATTTAGATCACCGAGATCTTCTGTTGTGTAGAGAAGTACAGAAGATTCGTTATAATCGTAAGTTTTACTTTCTAATTTTTCACCGAATCCAAATAAAGTTCCACCAATATCATTTGGATGGTGAACAAAGTTATATTTTGCAGATCCGTAAAAAATCTTATCAACATATTCAGTATTTGCTGATCCACCAAATGTTAATCCACCAAAAGGATACAGACTGGTAGAAGTTAGTACAGAACCATTGTCAACACTAATTGAAGCCGGTACACTTATGAGTCCATAGTCATCCGACAAATCATATACATCATTTATTTCGTCAAAAGTATGCGTTGTTTGACTAAAATTTATTGTATTATTACTAAAACCATTCGGTTGTAATATTCCCTGTAGTGTATCATAATCTTCCGTAGTGTAGAGAAGTACGGAAGATTCATTATATGATATAGATATTTCTTCTAAACAAGTTTGTTGTAATTGAATATTTTGTGGTATTCCCTGATAACTGAAGTCAGTCATTTTACTCCACCTCCAGATACATCGGGAATAACTTGTCTTATTAATGAACTATTAGATTCAAATATAACATTAAATCCAATCCATCTGAATACAATTCCATGTAATAGAATAGATTTTTTATTAATATCTTCAAATTTTCTAGCTTCGGAAGAAATTATTTTATAAGTCTCTTTTTCTTTAGATGGTTCTATTCTAATACTTCCAAAAGGAATTAAAGTTTCATTGCATGTAATATTTCCATAATTATCAACTACCTCACAATTACTACTCAATTTTTGGCAGTCAAACACTTCACTTGGAAAAGAAGTAATACTTCCAAAATCTTCTTCCAAGTATTCATTTATGGATGATGAGTTATACTCGTAGATATTCATCCGTAACCCTAATCCCCAATGAGTAAACAAAAAAATGGGGATTGTTTTTATAACAATCCCCCAAAAACGAATAATATATTTATTTAGATATCAATCAAGAGCAACATTTAATGTAATTTTAATCTGGTCTCCATTATTTTGAATCGTGTAAGGACCATTCGTAAATCTTTCAGCGTACATTATAGAACTATAAAGAGTTGCTGTATTTAATCCAACAGTAGAATTTGAAACCGGAGTCAATGCAGGAGTTGTATAGAACTCATTTGCATTTGGGACAGAGAATACGGTATACGTATTTGATTGTACTGTTGTATTTCCAGTACCAGCAGCAACATAAAGAATATCTCCTGCTACTAATTGGTGTCCATTAGCTACAATCTTACCATAACTAAATGTAACGCTTGGATCTGTAGCAACTTGGATGTTATCGATAAGAGATTTATCTAGATATACAACTTTTAATGCTCTATCAACACCAATAACCTGAGTTCCTGTCTGAATGCCAGCATTACCACCAACAATCATTCCTAAAGTTAGGTCATCAACACTCTGATCTGGATCAATTGTAATATATTGATTTCCAATAACTCCAATAACTGGATCGGTATTATCTCCCTTAGATACGGTTGTTCCGATACCAACAGAAGCATAGTGTACAACACCTTGCACAGCAACAGGCATATTATTTGCACGAGTTACATAATAACCATAGACATCTCCAGCTTCTCCAGTGAAGGTAAATGTCTGTTCTGGATATGTTGCAGTTGTACCAGAACCAACTTGATTAATTCTCCAACGAGAACCATTTAATAGAATGCCAGTCTGTGAAGTGTAAACTTGATCTGCTCTATTGTTTACACAATATGGATAACCAGTAGATGGTGCATATCCATAAGCATTTGTATTACCAATTCCATATGGTTCATAATATCTAACATCTGAAGGCACATCAGACTCTGCAGGAGTCGTGTTGCTGGTAAAAAGTTTTAAAATTAAATTTCTGGGAGACTGGTCAGCAAGACTGGCTGTGTGGTTGTTTTGTGCAACCAGATATCTGAGTGACTCAAGTTCTCCAATATTTGGAACTAATAGTGCCATTTAAACAACTCCCCTACAGGACGATTTTTAATAACTATCTTTATTTATAATTTTAATTTTAAAGAAATCAGAAATCTATTGATATTATTTACCGCAATAACATCAAAAGTCAAAATACTACCAGCAACCAAAGTTGTATCCCAATTAGTTAAATTATCATCTCTAACTTTTCTAGCATTTGTAATTTGTGGATATACTCCACCAACTATGGAAGTAAAAGTTGGAAATGTTGAATATGTTGATTTCTTAATGTCCAGAGTCAGATCACCTTGTTGATCGGACAAGATAACCAAAGACTCAATAATTCCACTTACATCTAAGGTTACGGAGCCCTTGTTACCCGCAATCATTGCGATAGATCCACTATCAACAACATAATTAATAGTTCTGGTTAAGTCTGCTGTCGTTGCAAGAGCAATAATAAAAACATCATCTCCAACATCTGGAGCATTTGTAAAAATAATATTATTATTTGATATTACAAAGTCTTGAAGTGGTTCTAGAATTACATTATTTAAACTAACTATGAGTTGTTGTTCATTTATTGGAACATAATTATCTCCAGTATAAAATAATCCAAATGTATGAGCAACTCCGGTAAATTGGGAATTTATATTGTCAAGAATTATGTTCCCGTATTGTATTGACTTTGTAGGAATTTCATAGTCAACACCAATTCTATATGGACCTGGTTCGTTTAACGTTACTAAGTAATCAGTCATTATGATACTCCGGGAGTTACCAGAACGTTTCCTTGAACAGCTCGGGTTCTGTAAGAATTAGGAGAAATAAGAATAATATCATAAACATAACGACCGCCTTCAATCGCGTCAGTTGCAGTATATCCCATAGAAACTGCAATTTTTCCATTGATTCTATCGGGAAAAGCCAGTGTTAGTGGGTATGTTGTTGAAGATGCGGGATGTTTCCTAATTGAGGAAATGCCGGTGTATCCAGTTAAGTTTAGTGGTGCGTTATTAGTATTCCTGATTGTAAAGGTGGCTTGAAAGTCAACCCCTTGTTCAAGAACTAAGTTTACATTCCTTGCCGCCATTATTGGAATCCGTTTTTAAGTATTTATGATCCAGAATCTAATTTGGACAAAATCAATTTCATCATATCTTTCATTTCACTTACATCAGACTTCAATTGATCTATTTCATTAACCTTGTTGTCAATTTGATTTAATCTATCAACTTCGTTTATTCGTTCTGTTTTCAATTCCAAATACTTTTTGTACTCGGAATCAGAACAGTTTAGAATAGCATTGGAGTTCTCATCTCGAAACAACCCCATGTTTCCTTCTACAGGTACTAACATAATTTTCAAATCGTTGCAATAACTCTAAAATCTCTAATTTTTGGAACAAATGCTGAATTAGTTCCCGACATTAAGATCTTTATCTGGAATCCATTAAACTGCGGTAAATTAACAGCAGTAAATTCATAAGAATTGAAATTGTCTTCAGATGTTGAACTTGTTACATTTTTGTCAGGTCTTCCATTATTTTTAGCCGAATTAATGACTTGTAGATTTGCATCCAAGTTATCATATCCCGGGAACAACTGCCAAAGTTGAGGTTCTGAAGGAGCATCAGATCTAAAGATTCTATAACATACTCTAATATCATTTGTTGAATGTCTGAAAGCATCAAAGAACACTTTCAAATTATCAGCAGCCTTATCCAAAATAACAATGTTACTTAGATATGTTGCTGCAGTTGGATCATCTTTCAGAGAATTAACTCTTGGATCAGTAGAATAGTCTACAACTTTAGAATTAATTCTATTTGCAATAGTAACTAAATTTACTCTATCCAAATCAATCATTGGAGAAACTTTTTCATTTTGAGTTGATAATGTCAACTCCATAGTGAATGATTTTTTACCAGGGAAACTCGATAGATATGTTTCTTCGTTAACTTGAGAAGAAATAATTCTTGGAGAATTAAATTCATTATTGGAATTCAGAGATATATCAACAAATCCTTGATCTAAAAATGGAGTTAAATCACTATCTGGAGTAGATCCACTAAAGGTTCTTACCTTTGCGGATACAGAGGTTTTTTGTGGTAATAATGTTTGAATATTTGGTCTAATAACGTTAAATGGTATGTTCTGAGTCGCTTTAGGTCCTTTTGGTGATCCAAGTAATGGAACAATATCATATGACCCACAAGACTTATCATCGTTAAAATATAAAGCAGGATATCCAAGAACATTTCCTGGTGTTCTATCAATACCTCTACTACTCATTCCAACCTTAACATAATAATAATCTAAATCAGTTGGATAAGTTACTAAGTTAGTGTCGGATAAATTATGAGTTTTATTTATTCTTCTCAGAGATACTCCATTCAGTTCATATTTAAAGATAGGAAATTCAATATCGTATGATCCAGAAATGGTGTCGTCAATGTTTCTAGTTATTCCAATTAGACTATTTGTAGATGTAACTACTCCAGTGTATTTGATAACTTCATTATCAATTAAAATATATCCGGGATTTACGGAAGATACTGGAACATTCTCAAAGCTTGTAAATATTCCAACAGAACTTACTGAAATATTACTTGTAGATGTTGAATCATATAAAGCTTTTAATGTTTCAGGTTTTTGATCTGGTTGCATTCCCGAAAGTGCAACTTTATCAGCCAAAGAATACATTCCGTGATTGTTGTGACTTACTTTAAAATGTAATCCATCAGTCAAATCGGTTATGGTATTTACCGTTGCATTAGAAAGAAGTGAAGTTCCAGAAGAACCAACATAGTACAGACTATCTACAGTATTTTGATTTAGAGTTCCTTGTACTCTGTCTACTAATAGAGAATTGAAAGAAGAAATAATTCCTACATTGTTTGGAATTGTAAGAATTAAATTATTACCAAGTCCGTCTGTTTGGGAATAATTAACTTCTAATGAATCTCCATAAGCGTATCCAGTACCTCCAATAGAAACTGTGGCTGCAATAGCAACTCCATTTTGAACACTTAAATTTACTTTGGCCCCAAAACCAAAACCAGTCATGGAAACTAAATCTACATTGGAATAAGTTTTAAATGTAGATGTAAATGCGGCTCCTGCAGAAGTTACTACTAATGTGCTTCCAATTCCTACAGAACCAACTATACTCTTTAAATTAGATCTAAAAGTTTGATTGTTACGTTGCAATATTGGACTTCCGGGGGTTAATCCAGTAACCTCCGTTGAAGTCAGACTCTTCCCTAGTCCAATCAAAGTTGATTTGGAAATACAATCTAATGGATTAGGTCTTAAAGTTACAATTTGATTATTACCAATATCTAATTTTGGATTATAGAATCTAACTGTAGAAGATCCTGTAACAAATTTTGCTCTATAAAGAGTTAGTTTGAGATCTTCTAATTGGCTAGGATCCCATGTAGCACCATTCTGAGACTTAAACATAGATCCTAATAAAGGTTGTTGCGATACAACTATTTTTTGTGACTCTGGTAGATTCAATGTTGTTACATCTTCCTCACCCATTCTAGAAATCCATACAGTGTATTCATTAGATACTGAAAGTAATACTACACAATAATCATTTCCACTCTCAAGATAAACTGGAGATGGGAAAGTAAATGTTGTTGGAGTTCTACCATCTTCCGATACATTAACCTGACTTGGATCTAAGACAACTTCAGCAAAAGGAATAATTGTTGTCGTTGGCAAACCAGTTTGCATGGTTCTGATTTGCATAGTAATTGGTAAACTGTTAGTATCTTTAGTTCTGAAGAACAAATCACATTTTGTAATAAAAATTCCAGTTTCTTCAGGGACTTCAAAAGACTGTGCAATTGGGTCAACCCATCTGGTTTGAACTACAGTACGGTTTATAAAAGTAGTTCCTGCTGTCAGTGCTGTTTCTTGAGAAGTTGAAGTTCTTTCTTCAGTTCTACTAGTTCTCTCAACATTTGCATTCCTTGTTCTTAAAGTAACCTCTTCAGTATTGTTTATAGTTCCCGATGATCTAAATTTAACATCAGCTATACTATCTGTAGCGCCAATAATTGGTGTATTTGTGGAACTGGTTGTAAGAGTAAAAGTCTTTGTTCCGGTTTCAAATGATGGAGTAGACTGCAATCTTGAATCGGGGATAAACAATGATCCAATCACAGTGCCAGAGACATCACTAACTAATCTAACATCCGTTACTTTTGCGACTGCCTTAGAAGTTTCGCCTCTCAGTTGCATGTTTGTAATAATATGTCCATAGAATCCAGAAGCAGATTGTAATTCTAGAGAAGCTGTATCAACATTCAATATGGTTGAAGTTGTTGAATAGGATATGGGTATTAGTTGTGTAGGTGAATATGGATTATCAGTATAAACTTGTTCAGGTTGATTGTATGGTCCGTACTTATGGTTAGCAGTTGACAATCTAAATTTAATTGATGTTGTTCCTACTGTACCAACGACTGTTTCTCCAACAGTGAAAGTACCACTTTCCATTTGGACTTCAATAAGCTTTGGAACAACATATTTGTTCATATCAACGTTATCAAAAAACGCATAAACTTTTGTTTTTGGTTTTAATCTTTTTGCTATGAACTCAATATTTCTAGATCTCATTACATGAACAATTTCTGTAGATACAACAGAAGTTCCCAAGTTGACAGAATCTATTCTTTCGCCAACTTTATATTGAATACCTTGTCTAGATTGTTGCGAAGTAGTAAGAGTAGTAACATTTGCAAAGGTCAAAAACTGATCTCTGAAAGTTTGTTCTTCTCTCCACCAATTACCTGTAGATCCAACGAAAGTAGTTCCTTGGAATATAGTATGCACATTTTGTCTGGCAATTTCTTGTCTACCAGTCCAAGTAGTTTCCCAAGAACCCCAATCTATTGGAGATAACCCAGTATTAGTATCCGCACCAAGAGCTCTTAGTGTAGCTTCATAATTTCCTTCTTGATCGATTGTCCTTTTTGATCCTCTAGTTTCAATCCAAGTATCCGTTGATGGATTTAATTCGATAGATCCAATCCAGTTAACAACATTAAATGGGTTGACATTTTCAACTCTAGTTGCAAAAGTATTCTTTAAAAATACTTCATCACTATACTTTAAACAAACAACATCGCCAACTTTAACTGTATTTGGATTTCCTAAATCTTTTACAAACCTTAAATCAGCATCTGGATTTGAAATATTAGATATTCCCGTTACAGATTCTGATCCTAAAAGAAGATCTATTGAAGTGGTGTAATGTTGAGGTCTAAGTAATCCTTCTATGGTATCAATACTACACTTATGTTGAGAATCACCCAAGGATCCTGAACGTATTGATTTAAAATTATCTACAAGAAAACCACATTTAAATCTATCTAACTGAGTTTGTGAATCTCTTAAAGATAGATTCTTAGTATCAGTCTCTAAGAGAGATAGTGAAGTATAGTATTCAATATTTCTTATTCTATCTTCAAGTCTTGCAATATCTTGCATCCTATAACGTTTGTGTGAGGACAATTTAACGATTACATCCTTAACGTTATAAACATATGGACTCATGGAAATAGTAGCTACTTCCATAGCATTTTCAATATTATTTGGAGCAATTGGAGTTTGTGATGCTACTCCTTTTGTAACAAAAAATTCTCCATATCGGTTAAGATATAATTTATCAATTCTACCAAGATAGTAAGAATATGATAAAAATAGGTCCTTATCTTTAGCAAAATTATATGGACTAGAATTTGTTGCAGGTAAAAACTTTCTTGAATCAAATTCAAACGGAGAAAACGGAGTTAAAGTACTATTATATGGGCTAACTCTAGGTCTTAAGTCTACAATATCGCTTGCTCTATAATAAGAAATTCTTGGCAAGTCTTGTGAGTATCTTTCACGTTCATATGAACTAACAGTTACGAAGTCTCCCGTATCGTTAGGATCTATGTAGTAATAATCATATATTATTTTTAACCTCTTTGTTGGCGAAGTTACGCCAGACTTTCTTCTCAAAGAAGAATAGTCAACTATTTCCAAAGTTTGACCATTATCAAAAAGAAAATCAGTCATTATATTTCTATCGCCTTCTATTAAAGCGCTTATTCTTGCACTAACATTTGACTCCCCAAATAGGATTTTTTCGCCTTTAATAAAAGCATTTTCATTAATATATACAAATTCTAATTGATTTGTTCCGTTAGTTGCAACAAACTTTGCTATTGCATTACTCGATTGTCCATAAATTATCTCACCTTTAATTGCATTCAAAATATTTGCATTTAAATCAACAACTTCCAATCTTGGTAACTCAGCATCATTAGAATCTGAAGATTCAAAAACACCTGCAACGAAGATTACATCGGGTACATTTAACGATATTCTGGAGTCTTGCACTCTTGTGCCATAATATGGACTATATGTTAGTCCATCATTGAGAGTTGTGCTACCTATTCCAGATGAACGAGTACTAGAATTCCTGATATCTAAAACTGCACATCTATTAAAAATTTTCTTCCTTGATTTTAATCTTCTTTTTCTTAAAGTGACCGTTAATGTTGCAGAACCATTTTTACTTAAATTAACTAATGTTAAAGTTCTTCCTGAGGTAATCGTAAATTGACTGGAAGTTAATGTTTCAACAGTACCATCAGAGAACACTAAAGAATAGTCTTCCTCATCAAATGTCTCTAAAGTGATATTAGTATCACTTTCTAAAGTCGCTGTCAAACCATTAGATGCAACGGTTACAGAATATGATTTTCTATAAACTATTTCAGCATCAGAAACATCAACGCTTGCAACATTTTGATTTTGCAGTTCGGCGAATAAAAATGATTGTTTGTTATTTAATAATGTAGAAACTCCTTTAAACAATCCACTCGTAGTTGTTGTGCTTGCGGGTAATCCTCCACTATTGATGCCAGAAACACTTGTGGTTGCTTCAATAGTTATAGATTTTGCAGAAACACTTACAGAAGTAACTCTATTGTAAGTAGGTAATATTTCCCCAGACTTAGTATAAACAAAAATGTCTCCAGTGTTAATCCCTACCCCAAAAGTTGAGGATGATGTTGTTACAGTGCTTATTCCCCCAGAGCCTGCAGAGATGGTAAAAGTAGTTCCTTGTGGTGCAATAGGAACTCCTACAGATATTGCAGTGTCTGCAGTAAAAGATGTTGTAGTTCCAACATATCCAACTAGTTGTCTTATATCTCCCAGATCATAATCCCTAACACTAACTATTGTTCTGGAAATATCTTGACCATCAATTTTTAATTGTTCACCTACAATAAAATCTCCAGAAGTTTGATATAGTACCAATTGATTGCTATTTGTAACAGATGACGATAAATATCCAGATGCAGAACTATTTTTACCCTCAACAAACGATGGTTTGGATAGGGTTATGGTAGTATTTAATGTCAAATATGTATAAGTTTGTACATCATAAACCGATGCTTCAAAAGGAGTAGAAGAATTGGAATATGCAGTATTTTTTAATTTTAAATCATAAATCCTAGCTACTCCTACTGGAATTCCAGAAGGAAGACCTGGTGTTGCAGTTCTTTTTGAATATAATGTTACTTGACTAGTTGAACCAAATCCAACAGGAACTGATCCATAAACATTATTAACTTCTACTTGGTTACCTAAACTAAAAGGAACAGTTACGTCGTTAACAGTTGTTGTAGTTCTGGGTTTTTCCAGATCTGCATTTACTGTTACAAGAGTTTCTACTTCGTATCCTTTGACATATGCTTTTCCTGGAGAAATTTGCAATGTCAATAGGTCGTCTGAAGGGGTACTTCCTTGTTTAGTTAATTGACCTAAATTATAAACACCATTATTTCCTATTTTGTCATTTAATGATTCTTTTGGAACAACTCTGAATGGGGTTACATAATAATCTCCAGACTCATCGGTTGTTCTTCTTGCTAACTCATCTGTTATTAGAGAGGGAATATCTTCTTTTTTAAGAATTCTCTTAATATTTCCATTTTCAATCCTCAATAACTCAATAAAGTTCTCATCATTAAAATCATTTAAAGATTTTTTTATTAAAGTTGTTACAATTCGAAGTCTGTCTGCTCCAGGAGCAGCAAAGTTTGAAAATCCCCTAGCATTATCAAATAAATCAGAATTTTCTTGGGAAGGTACGGCTATATCTTCAAAAATAGATAGTCCAATTCTATAGGATGGTAAATTTGAATATTGATCTAATATTACTGTTTGAGGAAAAACGTCTACAAAAAATCCCCTTATGAAATAAACACCTGATTCTATTTTTGCTGCAGATCCTGTTGCAGTTGAATTGGATATAATTGTAGTTGCAAATGATGATTCTAGTCTAATAACACCTAATCCATAATCAATATTTTCTAGAACGATTAAATTTTCTCCATCAATAAAAGTACTACGAGTAAAATCAGTTTCACTAGAACTTTGGTACTTTATATACAAAGTAAAGCTATCATTTTCAGATTCTTCACTAGTAATATAATTTTCAATCTTAGCAAATACTCCACTCGATTCGCCTTTTATTTGTTTACCAATCAAATATGACAAATAAGTTATTACTGGAATACTTAAGTGAGTTGGGTCAATTTGAACACAAGTATATTCTGAATCATATGCAATATTTCCGGGAATTACTACAGATCCTTCTTTGAAAAAGTGTTTACCAAATTTTTCAACCTGATTCTGTAGAATAGATTGTAGTGTTGTTAGTTCTCTTGCTTGAATTGGAGTTCCTGGCTTAAATAAAACTCTTTGATAATTTTTTGTTGGATCAAAATCATCAAAATATGGAGATGTATTTAAATTAGTGTTTTGTGCCATTTCTATTAGAACTCCAGTACAATTTTAATGTCTTCTTTTTGGTTAGCTGATCTTGGAATTGGTTGTCTATTATCCAAATAGATAATATCACCGGACTTTTTATTATATTCAGCAGAAGAAATGCCAGCTACAAACTCTTGACCTAACTGATATATTCTATTATTTATTGTGGTACTTACCCCACTAAAATTAGAATTAATTGATAATGTTGGGCCAATGATGGATGAACAATTAATTGTTAATCCATATCCAACATCTGGATTGGAAGTGAATGGAATGATTTTAAATCCGGTTTCACTTGAACCTAACCCAGTCGGTTGATAATATTTTAAAACACCAGTTATTGAATCCCAAGAGGATACAAATCCAATTGCAGTAGAACCTAGTCCAACAGTCTGTTTAATTACAGAGTCCACACCATACGTTGTATTAGTTGTAACTCCAGATAGTTTTAAAGCATTTAGTCCACTAACCAAAGATGCATCTAACAGTTGATTACTACTTCCAACAATAGTTGGATTTTTCAAAATTCCAACTCTAGCGAAATCATTTCCCAAAATAATATCTGGGTTACTTTCTAGAGTTTCATATCTAGAGTATAACAATACTCTGTATGCGCCTAATTCTCGATAAACATCGTACCCATGACCACCTTTTGGTGGAATAATAACATTAAAAGAAGATATGGATGTACTTCCTATTCCAGTATTACTCAATTGACGAAGAGGACCATCAATTTCAGATCCAGGAGCTCCTGGATAAAACTGAATTGTCCCATAAGTATATCCTTTTCCCCCATCAGTAACAAAAATTTCAGAAACTTTTCCAAAAGAATCAATAGTTATTGTAGCTTTTCCACCAGAACCATCTCCCAAAATTGGAACATTTGAAAAAGATGTTGAAATTGGTTGATAATTCGAACCTCTATTATTAATCAATATGACTTCGATTTTACCATCAATTGCGTTATTTTTTGTGGATATTGATTCTCCGGTATTTCCCCAATTTTCTGGTACTGGAATAAATTCAATAGAATCAAACTTAACGATTTCAGAAGGTTTAATAGTGTACAAATATTTCCAGATATACCCATCACCACTAGCGCCAGCTGCTCTGGGTTCTAGGTCAATAAAAGTTGGTTGATCAAAAGATGGTCTTCCTTTGGGATTTTCTGGGTCAGTTCCATTTTGTAAACATATATAAACTCGCAAATCTTCATTTATTACATAATAATTTGCTTCATATAGACTCGTTTGAGAGGTAACAGAAGTTACATTAAAGACATTATAATCATGCCTGTACATTTCATAAGTATTTCCCGCAACCCAAGTGACTTTTCTAACAAGTCTTCTTACATCTTGACTTGCAATTTGTTTCAAAGATATAATGCTTTCCTTAACCTGAAACTCTTCCTTAAATCCATCTAAAGGAGATGGAGTATTTGAAACCCAAGTTGGAGATCCCCCAGCAGCTGGATTATTACTATTAGGAAGTCCTATAAAAGTATAATATTTGTTTGAAGTATCACCTACTCCAGAAACACTTTTTACAAAGTTATCTGCATTTAAGATTCTAAATTGATCTGATATTATAGCGGGCATTTTAGAACATACTTTTTTTTATTTAGTTGCATTTTACTTACTTATTACACTTCTGGTCCTTATAATTTTTGGAGAAGAAGAAATTCCAGAAATCCCATTATCATTAAAAACTTCAAAAGTCTTTGGATTGCCTAAGATTCTATTTTGGTAATCATAAATTTTAGCCCAACTATATTTTCCATAATAATTATTTGTTCCAACTCCAGTATTATTTAAACCTCTTGTATAAACTTTGACATAATTATCAACCATAGGAGCAAAATTACAAGTAACGGTAACAATACCAACTGATGGTGTGGTTACGTCTTCTACAATATAAATTCCATCTATAAAAGATTTTGCTATACCAATTTTAGAATTCGGATAGTTACTCATACCACCAAGAAGTGTAGTAATTCCTACTAAGTCTCCACCAGTTTCAACATTACTATCGGTAATGACAAAATAATCACCTTTAGATAATTGACTATTGAGAACTCCAAAAATATTGAGAGATGAATACCCAATACCTAAAGTACTATTATCATATTGTTCGGATTTTAGTGTAAAAGAAATTTTTGGAGACGTTGTTCCAATTCCGGGAGTTCCGGAAATATATGTTGTGACCCCAATAATAACTCCGTGATCACCAGTAACTTTGAATGATTTAATTAATTCAGTATTATAACTATCTGGTTCTATTATTACTGGTGGGGGATTATTTAAATCATAACCAAATCCACCATTAATAATCTGTATTGAAGTAACAACTCCAGAAGTTACACTGGAAATCGCCTCAGCCCTGTTATAAATGGGTTCTGCATATATCGCAGTAGCTCCAGATCCTATGGCAACATATCTTCCATCTGAACCAAGATTATCAACAAATACTAAACTATTGATAAAATTCGATTGTGATGTTGATCGATAAATCCAATTGCTCAAATCAAATGAATAGTATAAATCACCCAAAGCTGTAATAATTACATAGAAACCATAGTTATAATAAATGTTTGTTATGTTTACAATTCCAAGATTATTTGAAACGATTTCATAAGAAGTTCGATCTATTGATCTAATGACTACACCATAATCCCCAACAGCAACATATTTCCCATCAACATAAATTACCTTATTTAAATTAGTAATTACTGGAGAACTTACAAATTCCCAAATATTACCATCATTCGAAGTTCTAATTACTCCATCATCACCAACAGAAACAAAATATTCAGCTCCAAAAGCCACACTATTCAAATCAGATAAAGTTTCAGAATATCTACTGACAAATGAATCAGTACCTACTCCTGTTCCTACAAATATTGATCCAGCTGCACCTACTGTAACCCAAGTATTTGTAATACTAGAATATGCAATTTCATTAAATGTTCCGGTATATCCACTACTTACTCTATTGACCGCTCCAAAACCAGGAATTGAAACATCTTCTTGTAACGGAATCTGTGTCCATGGAGATATTACATTTCCATAATCTGTGGCTTTTATTATTTGTCCAAGATTTCCTACGGAAAGTAAGAAATTACTTGTTCCAACCCCAACTACTTCAAGTGAATTGAAATTAGAAGACTGACCAAATCCAACTGTAGAAACTTGCCAATTTATTCCATCAAAACTTGTAGAATATACTGAGTTGTTCCCGACAGAAATAAATTTATTTTTATACTTAATAGATTTCAAATCATATGAAGTTGATAATCCAATAGAACCACTCCAATTAAAAATAGGATCTTTTCTAATAATTAAAGACTCGGAAACAATTACTTTAGGTGATTGTGTATTAGCATATCCTACCCCTCCATCATTAATAGTAATTGATGAAATTGTAGATGATGTTGATACTACACATTGACCTAGAGATTCCTGAATGGATCTATTTTCTAATACTAATACATCTCTTATATCTTCAGGGAGAGAGTCTAAATCTGAGAATAGTGGATATGCATTGTCAACATATATTACAGTGTCTGTAGGTTCGATTTTCTTAATGATAGTTGCAGATGGTTTAACACTACTCTGTAGATTTGGTCTAGATTTAGAATATAAAGAACCATTGATAACAGTATCATTAAGTTGTTTTTTCCAAGTAAGAGGTCTAATTTTTGTTGGGTCTGTAATAATACCAACAGAATAATAATTAAAAGTTTCAAATTGATCAGCAGCTGTAATTTTTTTAACAACTCTATCAAATTGAGAGATATCAAATAAATCTTCAGGATTCTCCTGTATTATTATACTATCTCCCGGTTTAATTGTTTTAGGTGGATCAATTAACTCAACATCAATTGAAGAACCTCTATAATATAGAATAACACACTTGGATCCTGCTTTTGGTGGTTCAGTAAATATTACTCTACTTCCAGAAAACTTATATGATACATTAGGAACTTGTAAAATATCATTTACGTATATAAAAATGTTATTAGTTATATCCAAATCAGTTCCATCGGGAACCCTCAATCCTAAAACTTGTTTTACGCCATTTAAAGTAGTTGTAAGTGTAAATTTCTTTGTAAATCCATTGAAGAATTCTGAGATATCATCAAATTGTACAAATTGTCCAGGATAGAATCCATAGAAACTATCAGTCTCCACCTCTTCAACTGTTAGTACAAGGGGTTGGAAACTTAGTGATGGATCAGTTACTATTCCGATAGGGGTAAGTTTATCCCCAACTTTATATCCAATTCCGGATTCATCAAACTTGTATGTTATTACACTTGATCCCATACCAACTTCAACTGTAAGTTTTGCTTTTTGGCCAACTCCAGAAGTTCCACCAGTATAACCTAAACTTAGATTACTATATCCTGTTGGGATTCCAATTGCAACTTCTGGTCTTGAAGTAGTTGTATATCCAGATCCAGCATTAATAATAGTAAACCCAGAAATTGTACCTGCAGCACTTACTGTAGCCACAACACTTGCACCAAATCCAATGGTGGACGCAATACTAATAACGGGAGGATTTCTATATCCAGATCCAGATCCAGTAACAATTACACTACTAATAGTACCAGCGGTAGAAACTATTACGGTAGCAGCTGCTCCAATTCTAGGAGCATACCCATAACTAGTCGATATTGATACTTTTGATATTTTTCCAGAATTTGGAGTTCCCGATAAGAATTTAATTACGTTTGTTCCAACTCCATCAACTGTATAATCACTTGTTGGATTTTGAAATACGTTGTTAATAGTTACTATAGGATTATTATTAATATTGGTAGAACTATTCACGTTGTTAAAAATAGTATTCGTAGTTTGTCCATCAGATTTTAAAGTGAATTCTGTTGCTGCAATACCAGTAAAAGATAATGAGATATCATCAAACAGAATATTTCTATCTTGTGAGATATTGGGATCAAACTTTCTACTAAAAACTCTACCACCAAATGCGGATCCTGTTTCCAACCCTACTGGTCCAATTTTTCCATTTGGAGATTGGTCAAAATATATTACATCTCCAACAATATTAAAATCACCCACTAATACTGTTCCACTAGCGCCTACAGTGTGTGCTAATGCAACTGTCCCAAAATAACCACGTACAACTTCTATTTGATTCGTAGAGGTTATGCCGATAGTTTTAATGGAAACATATTCACCATCAATATCAATAACATCACCAGTAGATAAAGATGAAATTCCCGAAGAAATACTTATTATTGTTGTTGAAGCTGAAGAAACACTAGAAGCAAAAGAAACATTCAGTGATTTTCTAGTTACAGCTTTTTGTATTATTCCATCTATAGTAATTATTACACTAGAATTTGGTTCTTTATATGAAAGTGAATGTGTTGCTGTGCCTACACCAGTTAAATTTAAAAATACACTTGTAGATAATCCAGAAAGTTTAAATTCATTGTCATTTAATTTATATACAAAAACTGAAGTTGGTAAAGTTTTTGTACCAAGTTCTAATGGACTAAATGATAAATCATCTTTAGATCCTGTTCCACCAATATAAGTTCCTGCTATAGAAATAACTGAATTGGTAGTATAGCCAGACCCACCATTTAAAACTTTTACATATGTAATCGCACCAGTCGAATCCCTAGAAACATCAAAAGTTGCTCCACTTAAATCTAATGAAGGAACCGACAAATAACTTGTATTTGCTTCGGATTGTATCACTGTTGGACCGGTTTTTGAGATAATAAATGTTAGATCATTAGTTGGACTTGTTCCTGCAAAGTACGTTCCGGATATAGAAACCTGTTCCCCAACATTATATCCATATCCACCATAAGTAGGAATAATAGAAGTGGATATAGCAACTCCTCCACCATTATAATTAATCAATACATTGAATAAGGCATTTGTTCCAAATCCAGTGGTATTAAATCCCAAAACTTGAGTATAATTTATAGTCCCAGTTGGACCTGTTGGAACTATTCCAGAAATACTTGTTGTAATTGCAACGTTATATCCATTTTCTAAAATAGCAGTTCCATCATAATTAAAAATATTCAATAATGTATCAAGATTACCATTAACATAAGAAGTAGTTGCAATTCCAATAGGACTGCCACCAGAATATGAATACAATAACTCTTGACCAGACTGAAAATTATGATTAGCAATTATAAATTTATCATTAACTATATCAACGTTACTGCCAGGAAATTCATGTTTGAATAAAGAAGTTCCTTTATTTTTTAATTTAAAAGTACTCAATCCAACTGTAGATCCACCTTTCGCTAAAGATGGATATATTATATTATTTGGAGCTCCTGTTGTACCAATTCCAATTATAGTGGTTATTATTCCAACATAATTACCAATTGCAGTCCAAACATCGGCACAACAATTTTCACTATAGGTTAAACTACAATCAACATCGGGTAGAATTGTAGTATTGGTGTACTGGGATGTAGATATGAAAGCTTTTTGAACTGTGCCGCCACTAGCATAATTGTACGAAATAGTGGATGGTCCAGGATTTACTCTAAATCTAACCGAATCAATAACTTCTACTTGATAAACAAATTTTTGAGTCGTTAATGGTCCTGTAGTTGATGTTGAATTTGGGAAAACTGTAGTGGTTATTCCGCTACCAGAATTAAAAAAGAATGATATATTTTTTAAAACAACATAATTCGTAGTTGTTGTTGATAATCCATGAGCACTTGAAGTAATTATTGTGGTTATCCCAGTTATATTGTTATAAATTGCTGTAGAAATACTGACAGTATTTCCAAGTTGATATGATGTTTTAACTCCCACATTATTAATAATGTATTTGGAAAGATCTATAATGTACTTAAACGATTCTATAGTTTCTGTAGATATTCCAGAAACATAAGTAGTACTTAATCCACTCCAATAATTTAATCCTTCTTGAACAGATTTATTATTGGACTTATATTTAACATCATTAGATATTGCATCAACAATATTTCCAACACTGTCATAAAATACAGTTTTACTCCAACCAACATTTGTAGTAATGCCTGAATATTTAGTAGTAACGAATCCAACTACCTCTTCTTGAATAAATGTTTTGTTGCCATCCAATAAATCAGATGCGTCCGCAAAACGTCCATCTAGTTGTTGTTCAGATGTTCCATCGAATTGAGCACTAATATCATCTATTTCTACAACTTTGTTTGTTTTATTAATTATATAAGAAGTTAAATCAATACCTTCATCAAGAAAAACATTCTGAATGGATCCATCAGGCAATAACTCTTCCTCATAAACTCTTGCAAAATTTGTTTTAAGATTTATAGGTACTGTCTGGTCAATATTGATAAATGTAAAGGAATCTGTTGCTGATAATCTTGGTTTCATGTCTGAAGATTTAGCAATTCCTAAATTAACTTCATTCAAAGTTGGTTTAGTTAAAATTTCTAAATCTGAAAATTCTTTAAATCCAGAAGGATGAACAATTGACCTTACAGACTCTCTCCACACATTATAAGGAATATTTCCTTTAATGGAATATGAAAACTTCTGATAGTAGAAATTATCAGAAATTTTTTGCAAAGAATCATTCAGAATACCGGAAGAAAAATCTATAGAGGATGTTTTATCTCTAGAAACTCCTAAAGTAGCATATAAATTAAATACATCAAAATATTCTACTGTACCATTAATTTTGGATATTTCTCCAAAAATTTTATCTCCAGTGTTTATTTCACCAGAAATATTTTTCAATCTCATTTGATTGAGTTTATTATCCCAACCATTTTCCATGACTGTACCGGAAAATGTTTCTGAGGTTACTTTTTCATTTGAAATATAACTTACATCATCCTTTAGAACCATATTAAACTCAGGCATGTTATTTTTATTAATAACAATACCCAAATTAAATTCGTCACTATATGTACCAAAAGAACCGGTAGAAATTCCCGACATGTTATAAGTTACAGTATTATTACTGGTACTTACGCCAACAACGTCAAAGAAAGAATAATTATATGAAGATGAATTGAAATTAGATTGATCGGATGTGGAATCGGTCAGTCTACAATTTTCAATAAAAATTTTGTCTCCGATTTTAAATGGATATACATAATCAGTTCTTCCAAATCCGGAAGATATAAAAGGATTAAATGTAGGATTATTTGTTAACTCTAATGTTACTAAATCGCCTGCTATCGAAATTGCATCAATTTCATATCCATTTGAATTGTATATTGAAATAATATCCAATGGTGCTGATAGTGAAGTAGAATTTTTGATGATATCTACAGAAGTTACGGATCCTCCAGATATTTTAGCGTTAAGTTCAATTCCACTAGTATCATTTTTTACTATTAATTTTGGTGAACTATTATATCGTTGACCCCCAGTAACAATTCCAATGTAATCTATAGTTCTTATATCTTTTATTCCAATAACAGTTGGTACACTAAGAGATGGTGAAAGTGTAGGATCTGTTGGATAATCAAATCCATCTTTGACTCTACTAAAAGTCTCAACTCTTCCTATATTTGGTGATATAAGTTTTAATACTGCATTTTTACCAGAAACACTTTGTACTCCTCTAATATTAGGTAATTTTTTGTATCCTCTACCTGGGAAATTAATTTTTAATTTGGATATTGGTCCTAATGCACTGGTGGAGGTGGTTTTATATGAAAACTCTGTAACACTTTGACTAATAATATTAGTTTCAACAAAAGTTAATTTTTTAGTATTAAAGAAAGAGAATGTTTTGTCAGAAGAAACTGATACTTTAAATTTACTATTCAGTTGGTGATTTATTATTGAAATTTTATTATAAGATTTTACATCATTATCTGATGATATTTGTTTCTTAGTTTCATCAGATGATCCCCTAGGGAATAAATTATAATAAATTGGGAAAAACTGCGCTGAAAGGTCCAAAATAACTTTAGAATTGTCACTTCCAGGAACTCCTTGTCTACTTACAAAAAATCCCGCTCTTTCATTAATTTTTTGAATAAAATTAGAATCAAAGTAAAACTGTAGGTCTAGATTATTCAAACTACTATCAGATAAATCAAATTCTATTTTTGCAGTTCTTACACACGAAATTTGTGGATTTACAAAATACAATTTGTGAGTAGTTCCAACACCTCCATCCGAAGAAAAATTAATGAACTTGGATTCATTTATATCACTCCTATACTGACATAATTTTATAAAATTAAAATCAGTTTTTAAGACATAATAAACACCATAGTTGGTTAGTCCATTTATAGGAGAAGTAGCAATATAAACAACTTTATCACCGGTTTCTATATTACCGTTATATGAAGAAATATCTATAGAACTTTCAGGTACAGAAACATCAGTATCAGAAAAACCAATTTCTCGCATTAAAACTTTTCTATTTACTGGATCAAAAATAACTTTAACAACTTCATTATAATCTGTGGTTAATTTGAGTGTTATAATATCGTCATTACTTAAATTATGATTTGATTTGGTAGTTACTACTCCTAATATTTTTTCTACGGTTCCCGTAATTTTTGGATTTAGTGTAGTTAATGAATGAGCAGCTCCAATAACTCCATAAGCAAAAGACTGATCCCAAAACTCTAAAGAATTTAAATTAGTTCCAATTCCAATAGAACTGGTAAATCCTATTGTAGATAATCCAATATAATCTTTCCCAAGGTTTACAGCATAAACTACTTGATTATCAACTAATTTAATGGATGTTGCAGAACCTACATTATTTGCATATAGTGATGTTCCAGCAAAACCAGAATTATAAATCAATGGTTGACCAGTGTAAAACTTATGTGATGGTAAATATATGCTTCTAGGGGGTATAAATTTAGTCTCAAAAGAAGTAGTTCCAAGTCCAACAACAGTGCGAGTTGATCCGGTTGTACCAACACCTACAGAAAATCTAGGATCAAAAAATGTTGTGTAATTTTCAAAGGTTACATCTCTTACATCTCCGGTAGGAATTGTAAATTCTCTTGATAATAAAACTACATTGTCAATTCCTGCCGTATGGATACCTGTATTCTGAAGTCTGTTTACATAAAATCCAGATCTTTTAGGATCGATGTCAGTAACCAATAATACTTCTGTGCCTATTCCAATAAAATCATTGACTTTAAATCCATTAATATCCTTTAATGTTATAAAGGTAGATAATCCAGTAACACCTTGAGTGTCGATGCTATCAAGTAATTGAGAAGTTTTTTCTGCAACTTGTACATACTTTATTCCTTCAAAATTAGATGCTGTAATTGTTGATACTCCACTTATTAAAACAGGTTGGCCATCTTCAATTCCATGTGGAGAATTTGTTCTTACAACAGTATTTGGATTTCTTATAAAAAATTCTACATTTGGAATTAAATCTTCAAATAAACTAAAAGATTCTATTTCCCTACCATCCAATTCACTTACAACTATATTTGATTGTATTCCTTCTGTGTCTACCGTATCTATATCTACTTGATCATTTATTTTAAAATTATCACCAGGAGAAAATATAGAAACATCTTCTATTTTACCAGAATTTATTGAAGTTACATAAAACTCTTGTTTATATTCATCCGATACCTTGTCAATCAAATCATAATATGAACTAGATCTACTTAAATAATAAGGCCCTACATTTCTGGTTAAGTTTTTAGTGAAAATGTCGAGATCTTGGTTATAAGATGGTAAGAAGTTTTCAGTTAATGGTTTGTTGTAAAAATATGGACCCACAACATAAGGATATCTAGGAATTGCTTCATTTGAAGCATTGACATCTATGGTGCAAAAATATGCATAGGTTCCATTAGGATATTCCGGAGTGATGCAGAACCTTCCATTGTGTTGGTCTAGATCTCCAGATCCATCATACTCATAATCATTAATAAAAAATCCACCATCAAACGATGGAGGCCGTATTCCCGGTGCAAAATCTGGATTTAAGACATAACCGGAATTCATTCTTCTTATGGATCCACCACTAGTAGTATTATATGAATATGCGCCGTAAATAGGATTGCCGTCATATGCATAACCCAAAATTGGAGAGTGGTTCAAACTTCCAGTATTTTCTTTATTAGAATCACTAAAATTATCCGATAATTGGTATCTTAAATTTTTGGGAATATAAAAATTAAAAAATTGCAATTCCGAATCAGGATTTTTACTTGGATATAGTACTCCATCATCTTCTTCGGAAATTATATTTTTACTTTTTGCGACTTGATTTATTTTCCATTCTTTTACATTGGCTAAAAACTTAGCATCTTGTCCCCTATTTTTTAGTACAAGTATAGTATTTGAAGACTTATATCCGATGCCACCAAAAACAATATTAACATTAGATAGTTTACCATCCTCAACAATAGGTTCTATTTGTGCATATTTACCATCACCATAGATTAAAATTTCTGAATTTTTTCTGAATCCCCTTCCTCTATTAATAATTTGAACATCAACGATTGATCCATCAATAATGATAGGTTTCAAAATTACTTCAGCAGTTATACTTGCAATTCCAACATTAGGTCTCCTATGATAATTGATGATATTTGTACATCCATAACCAATTCCACCATCTTCTAAGTAAACATCTTCAATTGATCCCAATACAATAGGATTCAATTCTGTATTAATTACAGTAGTAGATCCTATGGATAATTTTGCTTCTACATGTATTTCAATTGGAGGATATCCAATAGTATGAGTTCCAATTCCCAATGAATTAAATTTTACAAATTTATTTTTTGTATAATTTTCGCCATTTAAAGTTGTACCAATTCCGGCTTCATAAAGTCTAAATTTATTAACATCAATAACCTTTACATAGTAATGTATTGAAGTAGATACTCCAGATATTGGCGAACCTTGATGAGAATATTTTACAATATCAAAATTTTTAAATCCATGATTTTTTGCAAAAATATATGAATCAAATGTATTGATTCCAGAAGTTCTATTATCTCCAGAAAGTATGGATGGAACTCTTACTTTTCTATTAGAATATCCTTGACCAGGTTCCTTAACATAAATTTTAGTGAAAGTATTTTTATTTTTTAACGTTGTTATAAAATGGAATCCAGACGAAACCCCAACAATATCAATTTCATTTACTTTTTGAAGAGCATTTGTTTTAGTATTAAAAAGTTTAATTTTATTATCTGTAAGAATACCTACAAAATAAGTTGAATTATTTACAATTCCTGGTATATTACTGTTTTTGTTAGAATCATATACAATTTCTTCCCCATCTTCAAAGGGAATAGAATTTAAAAATTGTATAGTATTATCAACTGTACTTACATTTAAATCTGCTTTAAATCCTGAAGAAACTCTAGTTTTAACAAAATTCGAATCCAATATACAACCTATACCATTTCCACCAGTTATTGTAATCTTTGGTTTTTCTTGATACCCATATCCAGCATTTAATATTTTAACATCTCTAACTGTTCCGGAAATATTTAAATGTGCTTTTAATCCAGTTCCGACATCATCTTGTATATCCAAAGGAGGAACATCGATTACATCGTAATCTTTTCCTGAATTAGTAACGTTAATTGATGTTATATCTCCATAATATATGTTTTCATCAAATAAATTGGGAGATAACAATTCAACCCCGTTTATCAATAGTCCAACTTCCCTATTAGAAGTTGTTCTTTCATTTAAATCATCAAAAGATTCTCTTGGTTTACTATTATCAAAGTAGAATTTTTTTAAAAGTTTTTGATGTTTTAGAGTTTTATTTTGATATCCAAATTTATATAAAGAATCATTGTCAACTTTGGAAACAGTTTGAATATATTTTTTTGAAAAAATGTCAGACTTACTATATGATAATTTTAATTTATTATCATCGATTTTTGTAACATAGTATAATCCGGTCAATATTCCAGAAGATGTTTCTGGTAAATAATAAACTAGTTCTCCACTAAACAAATTGTGGTTAGAAACATTAAATGTGTCAGTTGTAGAAGTTCCTACTGTAGTAGATACTATTTTTTTATTGTCTGTGGAAAAAATAGTATAATTTGGTAATCCGGAGGAAGTAACATAAAAATATTTTTCATCCGAATCAATATAGGTATTTTGAACTCCCGCTGGAATATTTTCTAGATTTGGAAAATAATTACTATAATGATTTGATTTATATATTTTCTTTCTTACAATTTTTGAGTTTAAAACATTAAATGAGCCAGAATTTATAACTTGAACCAAAACTCTGTTGCTATATTTTTTAATTAAATCTGAAGTTGAATATTCGACGGATATAATTTCAGCTTCTATTTTATTACCTGAACTGTCTATAAGTAAAACAATTTCATTTTGATAAAAATAAATTTTATCAAACAAATTAATTCTAAATTTTGTAGCATCAATTTGTGATATATTTTTTATACTATGATTTGTTGGGATGTTATAAATCCAACTATTGAATTCATAACTATCATATAAATCTCTACCAAATCCAGATAGAGAAATATTATCACCCACTCTCAAATTTGAAGTTTTTGAAAAATCAATATTATCAATTACATTGATTACTCTAAACTGTACTTTAGAAGTATTTCCAACTCCAACATAACTAAAGGCAAATTTTTCTTCAATTAAATCAAGACCAAAATCCAAAAATTTAGTTACATTAGTAACTCCAGTAAATTGATTAATATTTTTGCCAGTATAATTAATTGTAATAAAATCTGAATCTTTTGGTTTTACTAGAATAGTTCCAGAATTATCAAATCCTACAGTTGAATCAACTAAGATGGTATTACTATTTACTTGAACATCTTCTAGTATTCTAGTTTTACCTGAAACTTGGAAATCACCGCTGAATGAAGTACTATCAAGAGAAATTTCATAAAACTGTTTATCTCCTACAGGTCGGTACTCAACATTAAAAATTGAAGCACTTACAGTGCCAATTCCTGTTATATTTTGGAATAAGAAGTTGCCTTTAATATCTACTGGATTTGCACCAGAAATTTTTTCTACGAGTATATTTTTTGTAATGAAATATGAGTTTGATGATGGGGAAATAGTATAATCTTGTGGTTTTATGATTTCAATATCTGCACCATACAAAATTTTAAATAATAACTTATATGATAAGTCTGTTCCTTTAGACTTATATAAATCTTTAATTTTGTAAACTACGTTCTCAATAGAAATATCTTTGTAAAAATCTCTAGATTCAAATCCAGGTAAAAACTCATATTTAAAATTTTCAAAAAATTTAATTAAGAATAAATTACTTAAATTTTTAACTACACTAGTATCGGAATGTTCGGAAGTTTTAGTTGATGAAAAGACTAAAAATTCTGGATTATCTAAAGATTCAAGATTTTCAACTCCACTAAACCCTCGAATACAATTTTGGAAAGAGGTTTCAGTTTTAGACAAATAAGTAATAATTTCATCATTAATTTTTAACAATCCATATGAGTCTGGCCAACCTGCAGTAGACTCAACATTTATAACATCATCAAAAGATAGAACATCAGAGGTTAAAGTAGTTTCTTCAGTTAACTCTACATTATTAAATGCTTTAGAATTTTTATATTTTACAATATTCGAAATAATATCAATCGATCCAGATTGATACTCCAACGAATGGTAATATTGTCTAAGAAAATCCGAGAAAAGAGGAGATTCTATAGACAAGAATTCTGGAATTTGTGTGCCAATGATCGAGCTGATTTTTACTCTTTTGATTTCTGACATTTTATCTAGTATACTTTCCGTTTAAATAACTTGATGTGACTACATATTGAGTAGCAGAAGAATTTTCACCAGAACTTACAACATCTTCTATAATATTTACCATAGATTTTTGAACATCTAATTGTAAATATAAATCTTGAAGTCCTATGATATCATTTGATTCTGGGATGGCTTGAACTTCTACAAATCCATTCGCCAATACAGATGACGTTATATTAACAACATCTAAAAGAATTTCTCCTCTTTTGTAATTGATTGTGCCTGCATTGTTTTTTATAATTACTGGAAGATTATTTTCCAATTTAAAGAAGAATATAATTCCAGTAGTTTTGTCTTTACTTGATGTAGAGTCTGCCATGTAAATTACATCAGATACTCCATTAATAAAAAATCCGGTGGACTTTACTGAATATCCCCCAGTTTTAATATGTATTTGATTTCCAAAACAAAGTTCATAAGTTGCAAAAGTATTTAATTCTGGATTCAAATCCCTCCTCATCTTAATTTTTGTTATGTTAGATGTAATAGATTTATCGCAATCATCTATAAGACCAACAACTTTACTATATTTAAATCTACCACCAAAACTATTAACATCCTTAGAGTTGGAGTATGCAGTTAGAGTATCAACTACCTTTGTTTTAACTATTTCTGGATTACTTAGTCGATTAACATTATAATAGACTGATGTATCCAATTCCACATACAAATAAGATAAGTCAACTATCTCTGGTTTAATACCAGCAATTGAATACTTCTTAATTGTATTTAAGATATTTTGTTTAGTGATCTGTGATAAAAATGTTCCATTTCTTGGTTTAATGGATATAAAAACCTTTCCATATTCTGGTGGATCCAATTCATCTCCACCGTAAGAATTTACAGATTCTACATTAGGATAAATGTATGGAATGAGAGATTTATAATCATTTGCAGTTACTGCTCTATATTGAGATGCATAAACTTTTGGAGCAAAATACTTAATGGAATCTATTGGTTCTATATCATCACCATTTTCTGATTTTAATTGAGTTAGAACTAATGAAATTCCAGTGGTTACATCAAGTAAATTATTATCTTTTAATCTACCAGAGAAGGTAAAGTTTGTAGCTCCATTACCTAAAGATCCATTCGTAATAATATAACTAATTTCTATTCTGCTACCATTGGATGGTTTTTTACCTATAATATCATCTCCAAATCTAATTTCATATTTTGAATCAGCTACTTCCTGAATTAGGAAAATTCTAGAATCTTTTCCGATATTTAATAACGTGTCGTATTGATTATATGTTTCAGTTACTTGATTGGTAACTTTAACTCTAATTGTAGTTGTATCTACTCCAATGTTTGGAAGAATAAATCTTTGATTTGGTTGAGATTCATCTACTATAAATGTACTTGTTAAGTATATACCTTCGTAAATTTGTAAATTATCAAATAAAGCAATTCCATCGGTATCGACGGGAGTAATAATATCTTCAGGTATTGAAAAAATATAATTTCCATTGGTTACTGCACCAAGAGCTACTTGTCCAGCGAGTAACTTAACACTTTTAGCGTTTGTTTGACTCATATCAACGCTAAAGTTGATTAAAGCCCTAGAAGATCTTTTCGATCTTGGCAAGTAACCAATGTTTCTAGATAGTGAAACTACGTTTTCCCTAAGAGTCGCACTATCCAGAAACATTTCATTAACTGCCATGTTTGAATTATAGGCAGTTATGTAACTATTATACGCTAATAGATCAATTAAAACTGAAAAATTAGAACCTTCAAAATCAAAATCAGTAAACTGGCTGTTTACGCGCAAATAGTCTTTGATCTGAGTCCTAAGATCACCGAAATCTAAATTTGTAAATTGATTGAATGACATTAGACTCTAGTTGGTTGTAGTATGAAGTCTACAGTTTGAGTTGGAGAAGGAATGCCAATAATGGTATAAGCTATTCTTACATTAACTTCATTGGAATCATCAGGATATGTAACCAAAACAGAGGATAAAGAAATCCTAGGTTCAAAGTTTTTCAATAAAGTTGTTATACTTAACTCCATAGAATATGCCATCTCTGGAGTTTGCAACTCAAACATAGAATTTTCAACTTTAGATCCCAAAAGTGGGTTAAAAAATCTTTCACCTATTTTAGTTCTAACTAAGTTGATAACAGATTTTTTAACCGCATCATCATCATTAATTGAAAGAATATCATTAGTCACCGGATTCCTAACAAAAGAAAGACTTATATCTTTAAATTTGCGAGAAATCCTAATCATTACTCAAACTAAGGGTATTTATTATATGTATACGACCTTTTACCACTTTTTACCGTAAGTTGGCTCAGTGCCATATTCCCAATCATCGTAATCTTCAGCATTACGAATTTTTTCATGAAGGTCTGTTTGTTTTTTTAAATCATGATGAGGTGCTGAATCATGCATGACTTCTTGAATGACTCTTTTTTGAGGATTTGCCCCATAATCTGTAACCAATTTTGTGGTTCCCCACATTTTATGCATGTAATTTGAGTCTCTATCTACGGATAAGTTTGACATTTTAGCTCCTGATTTGAAAAATCAGAACTTTTTACGGGGTTGCTATCCCGAAATGTCAAAAATTTTTAATTTTACTCGTCTTCTGTGGTTTTTTCTGCGTATTTGAGGTCATCTCCAAGAATTTCTTTAAGATATTCTTCAGTCCAATAAGTATAATATTCCGTTTGCATCAATTTTTTACGAATTCCACTCAATTTTTTCTTGGATTGGCACAAAATTAAGTTATATTTCTCATTATTTGTCTTTACTCCACTTATAAAAGTATCTCTAGAGGACAAATCTTCGAAAAATTTGTAATATTGAAACTTTTCATTGTAATGTGAGACCCATGTTTGAACTTGATCAGGTCTCCAGAAGTCCTCAATAATAAAAATGATGACATCATGACCTGGTTCAGGCACAATGTCATCAATACTGGTCTCTACAATTAAAGTTTTTGAATTTTGAGCATATGGACAAACTGCAAATCCACCTAATTCAGGTCGATTCTTGGAGACTTCTCCAATCCATTTGCGAATATATGCTTCTTTTTCTGACATATCATCCTGCAGCGAGTGGAGAAGCAGGATTTGGTTTGGAAGGTGCAACTGTTCCTGCGTTTGCAGCTACATCATAACCAAAAACATTTGCAGTTTCTGGTGCTGCTGCAGGAGCATCTGCCTCGGATGGACCTACTTTTGGTGTTGTTTCAGACATCTCTTTAAAAAATTATTGCTGAAATTATTTAGACTCTTTCATTTACTTTTATTTGCCTTGTCCACGATATGGTTTCCTAGCCTTATTGCGACTAGTTGCGGCATACTTAGTTCCATTTCCCATCCCCTGTCGAGTGAGTTTTGGTTTTCCGGGAATATAACCAGTATTCTTATTCAACCCACCTTTTACTTTTACTGCCATTTTTAATACCTCACGATTGGTTTAGTTTATGCGCCGAAATTGACTTCGAACGCGCTAGAAATCAGATAATCAGAGAATACGAGTCTTTTCGTGACCCACACGAATCTTCGGATCACACCAGATCTCAAAGCCTGCTTCTTTAGCATCAAGACAGAATGATACGTCTTCGCCACACATATCTTGAACTTCCCCAGAGTCAAATACTTGCATCTTAGGCGCGAACCAGGGGTACTCCAGAGACTCGAAAACACCATGCTTGATAAGTACCCACCCAAACCCAGTATAGTCCACTGTGAAGGGTTTCCGGCGTTTACTCATGGTCTCACCGGTCTCATGGTTCATGACTCCACCATTGTTCTTAAAGTCATCTTCTTCAAGCCAATGAGCAACAGAGGTCGTATGGCCATCTTCAGTCATATACCAACCAGCTGCAATATCCTTATCCATTGCAACGAGACGATAGAACTTCTCGGTATCAAACACAATATCATTATCAATCCAGAGTTGATAATCGTACTTCAGTTTACCATCCCAGGGAATCTGTTTTGGACCACGAAGAACATTTGCTCCAAGAACTTTGCAACGTGCAAAGTTAACCATAGAAGAATAATCTTGGGAGATTTGAATACTTGCACCATTTTGGACAAGATCAAAACAAAGTTGTACAAATGATTTTAGAAAAGTATAAGAACAACCACGACCAGGAAGACAGAAGATAATTGATTTGCCGCGAATCGTCTCTTTCACAGCTTCAATATCAAACTCATCCTCAGTCTTTTTTGGAGTTGGTGCTGTAGCTTTAATTGTAAATCCTTTAGACATAAAATTAGAATTGCAACGTTATCATTCTACCACCACAAGTCAATTCATGCAATGGTTTCTGGTGTATTTAGAAGAAAAATTTAAATGCAATCTTCTTCAATTTTAGCCAATAAATCTTCAATTTCATTTTTGAGAGATGCATTAATCACTAGAATCTTATCAGTATCTAAACGATGCTGAAGACAATCAATTAATAGATCTTTTTCTTGGTAATCTAATTTGAGATCCATATATTCCTCTATTATATCCATTTTCAAAAATTATATATGATTTTTAATTATTCTCCAATATATCTAGCAATAGATCCAACGTATCTACCTGGTTTAATGATATCTTTTGTAACATTGCTAAATGCACCTATTGTCACATGATTAGTAATACTTATATTATTAATTGTAGAAGACTTAAATCCGAAGGTACAATATTCTCCAATAAATGTTCTTCCTGCAAGTAACGTTCCACCATGTATCACAGAACCTTTACCTATTTCGCCATGGTGTGAAAGTAGACAATAACATTCGATCCAACAATGATTTTTAACTTCAGAGTGATATGTTGCAGTACTAAACGCGCCTATGAACACTCCCTTACCTATCTTACATGAATCAAAAAGGACAGAAGAATCATGTATATAAGTCACACAATCCAAATCCAAATCATCAATCATATCACAGACTACTTTCCTCAGATTCATATCCAAAGAAAATCCAACAAAATATTGATAATCAGATTTATTTTTTAATTCTAAAAATACTTCAGGAGTGATGATTTCAATTTCATTTTTACTTTCCAATGAAAACCATTGCAAAGCACCATCAGTCATTGAAGACTGTGAATAACCAATAATTTTAATTGGTTTATTATTTTCAATAATCATCTATTTTTTCGTAAAAGAAACTCCAAAATGTGTTAAAGACTTTTTAATTTTTTCATGATTAAAGATTTTTTGATACTCTCCATCATGAATAATATCATTCATTTTATCACAATTATCTTGAAATCTTTTTTCATTATCATACCATAGTTCTCTGATATTTGTTGAACCATCTAATAGATGTCGATTTCGATCAATTGCAGCTCCAAGTCTTTCAAAGTGATCTTCAATTTCATCATAACTATGATCAACAATATCTTCAAAGATATCTACATCAAAAAGTTTTTTCATCTCTTTAGACATTCCAACTCCATTAATATAAATTGGAAAGTTTTTGCCGTAGATAGATTGCATTTCTTTTTCACTTAGAACTGGTGTTCTCTCAAAGAACATTGTTCCGGTTATAATTTCAACTCCAATTCTTTCATAGATTGGTAATAGATTAGTGTTATAATTATGTGATACTCTTAGATCATTTTGATCGAATTTAGCTATTTTTACTCGATTAAATTCTTTCGATTTAAATTTAACTAATCCTTTCGCAAAACTACTTCGAAGTTGATAACTCGGTATCTTTGTGATGTTTCTGTATTGATCATATCTTGCAAGTGGTGGAGTATCCATATCAAAAGAAAAGAAACCATTCTGATGGTAATCTGTTGATAACAAATAACAAATAGTTAACACTCGATGTAGTTTTGTATTCGAGTTAAATGATACCCATCTATTTGTTAGATCTCTCTTTTCGCAAGGAGTCCAATCTTCAGAAAAACTTGTAGGTATAAAAGTATCCAAATATAAATTTGGAATTTCTACTTCTCTTTGAAGATTTAAATGCGGACAAGAAACTATAAAGTTTTGCTCCGGATGATCCTCGCAAAATTTAATAAGACTTTCAATATCAACATTATCTTCCGTATTAATTATAGTGTCGATGATGTTTAAAATTACAACTCGACTCTTAAAGTTAATTCGATATAAGTCATCAAAACTTGTTGCTTCACCATAAGGAGAAAAAACAAATTGATAACATTCAATCTCCTCATCAACTTCATGTTCATCAAAAAACCCTTCAAGCATTTGGTTAAAAGGTACGCCCGGAATTGAAGATAATGTTTTAATTTCCATCTTAGTTAAAAATGTTTTTGATAGACTTCTTCTTCATTTGATAATCTCATAGTAAGTAAAATTCTTGGTAGGTTATCATTTAAAATCTCAACTCCATGAAGTTGCTTGACATTGTTCAATGTCGGAACATCTAAAATATATCTATCAATTTCATGACAATCATTCGAATCAAAACTCCAACCAGATACTCCCGACTTATATGAATTAAATACTGCCTCTACATTCTCATGATTCTTTTCATAGAAAATCGTTGCTGCGCTCTCTCCATTTAAAATTGGCCAGTGCAGTCGAATTCTTCGTTTTATTGAATTATCTCCATCTGTATGTATTGGAATCTGGTCAATACCGTCGATGTATACCAAGGCCATTAGAATAACTTCACTACCAAGTTCTCTTCGAATGCCTTCGAATAATTCAGGAATATCTTCTTTAAATTTTTTAAGGTTCTCGTCAGATACAAAATTAAAAGAAACTTTCTCAGAAAATTTTTCCTCAGATGCCTTCACATCCTCAGTTACAAACTTTGTGATATATGAAACTATTTTATCCTGTATTTGTTGGAAATCATCAATATTCAATTTCTTATAAAACATCTCAATCGACCTAAAAAAGTATTTATGGCCGGCAAAAAAAAATTTTGATTACTTGAAGCTTTATGAGCGCTTTTTGGGGTCGTTATAGATTAGGGTAGTGAGCGGTTTTTGAAACGGGGGGCCACCGCGCCCCGCGCCGACACAAACCGCACGCCACATAACTGCTCAAACTGTCATAAGTACACGACAACCGCTGCTCCTTCTCTCACGAATTCGTGCCCCCCTCCAACTGCTCATAAGCCTCAGAGGGGGACACACTTCGAACACCTCAGCCACTGGTCTTGAAGTAAGCAGCATCATTGCCCTGAATCACAGCATTCTGTGCATGTGTGGCATGTCCGCTGTATGCTTGACCACGACGGTTAGTGTTAGTCCGAGGGCCATTCGTGCGGCTCATGAGTAGTTCAGATTTCCGAGCCTTACG